TGGCTTTTAAAATTGGTTCATCGCCTTTGTACCACGAAAAAAGAGTCCTCTGATTGACAGCAAGGAAAACCGCAGCCTCTGGAATCGTATAAGTGGGCAAAGTACGGATGTCTTGTCCCTTAGCGCGTATTGGCTTTTCCTTGATCATTTCGCAACCACTGTAGAACATTTTAGAGCACCTTTGCGATAAACTTTGGAGTACCTGAATTAACTGAACTTGTGGGCATGAGCATATGGGCTATCTCGCCCAACCTGTGCTCCGCATCATAGGGAGGCGGAAAATCAAATTTGATTGGACCATTTGCGCCCATAAACCAAATTACTGTGCTGCCGCTTGTAGCTGTTGCGATCACATAAATCGCCGTAGGCGTAATACTTGATGTATAGATACCCGCGTAGCCATCGACGCTTAACTTTACTTGCAGCGTTGACAGATTTGAAATAGATATAACCGCTGAATAGGTTTCACTAGACCAAGAAGTGCTACTCCATTCCTTAAAATTAGTGAAACCACCTCCACTATCTAAACTGAAATAAGCACCAGCATCTCCGTGAAAAACCGATCCACTAGAAGTTACAAATACAGTAATGGCACCACTAACTACCTGACTGGACCACAAGTATGTTGTAGAGGCAGCGCATGGACTAGATGACCCAGAAGTGCAAGAGGTGGCAACTAGCGTCGTACTTGTATTGTAAGACGTTGCTTTTGCACCAACTGATATAAGCACCAGTAGGATAATAGTAATTAATCTTTTCATTTTTGTCCTTAGTAAGTCGCGCAAATTGTAAGAGACAGTCCTGCCGCCGTTGCGTCTGCCGTAGATGGGGCATAAACTTCGTATGCATTTCCAGCAGCGACACTTAAGCCGCTAGACCAGCTAAATGTTCCAATACTTGCCGATGCAGCAAACGTGACAGTGCCAAAGCTAACACCATTGTAATCAAGATTAAATGTCGTACTTGCCGTCGCCGCATGAAGCAATCTTGCTTGTGATGTGCAAGATACACCTACCGCAGTTACTGTGCTATATAAAGTCATATTTACAGGAATTTGTAACCAACTAACTGCCGCAGATGAGGAATACACGCTATTACTCATGTCGGAAAATCCGAGGTAGTGGACCATTGCTGAGATTGTGCCGCCAAGCGTTACTGCGTCAGTAAACGATGCAGTAGTGCCACTTAAAGCTCCAGTCAAACTTCCACCAGACAGCGGAAGGTAGCTTCCCAACGTAGAAGACAACACCACGTTTCCGCTTCCAGTGTAACCAGTGGTACTTAACGGAATTACTACGCCGTTGGAGTTGGAAAGGCTGGCGACAGTAACTGGATACAACATCGAAATACTACGCGTCTCGTTCGTATCTGCATTAGCTATGGTTAAAACAGAAGTCGGAGATGAACCACTTCCTACAATATTCGTAAATTCCCAATCTGAACTTATAGGTTGGCTAGTCGATGTAGAGTAATAGCTTCCCGCAATGTACAAGTTGTTACTATTGTAGTTGGTCAACGAAGTTGCCGCCGCTTGCGGCCTGACAGTTACAGTACCATACAAATCAATGGTGTTTCCCGCTCCTGATGTCCCAAAAGTAGTGTTACCTGTAAAATTTGCCGTTGTTCCCGTCAAGCCTCCCGTCAATGTTCCACCAGACAGCGGAAGATAACTTCCTAATGTAGAAGACAACACTACACTCCCGCTGCCGGTCGTTGCAATATCTCCTAGAGTCCCTCCATTGTTATAAAGCACATGCCCAGTCGTGCTGCCGCTCACCGTGGTCGTGCCCACCGTAATGCCCGAAGTCGAAGCGGTAACAGTGCACGAACTGCCCAGTGTGCAGGTCTGCCCATTCACGGTTGTCGAAGTAGATGGCGTGCCAGTCAACTGACTATACGGCAGTGAGAGCGCCGACAGCGTCGTTAATGTAGAGTTTCTTGTCGCCGTGATATTAGCCGCTGTGCCTGTCGTGTTCTGGTTCCACGTTGGAACCGTACCTGACAAAGCCGAGTACGGAATGGTGGCGACTGTGCCAAGTGCTCCAGACGCGTTATTGGTCACGTAGCCAGCAGTGGTCAGCCCCGAATCCGTGATTCCACCCGCATGTAGACTAGCGTTTGCCGACGCTGAGCCTAGATACACATCGGTTACGCTGCTGTTGCCGATAACCGCTGTGTTGCTCCCTGCTCCGATTGCGCTATAGCCAATCACAATCTCGTTCGTATCGCTGGCAGCAGCAGCTTTGGTAAAGTTTCCTTCAAACACTGAATTGCTCGAATTGATATTTCCTGTCGTGCCGTCCGCAAGATACCAGCCAGATTGAAGCCCAATGGCAATGTTGGAGTTGCCGGTGGTGTTGTCATAGAGCGCAGTATACCCATTCGCGGTGTTGTCGGAGCCGGTGGTGTTGGAGAAGAGCGCATACATCCCATTCGCGGTGTTGTTGACGCCGGTGCCATTCAGGTTTCCCGCTCCACCAGAGTAGTAGTTATTGAGTGATGTCTGCGACTGGAGAGCAGGAACCCCATTTAACAAAACACCGTTCGAACCTATAGTCGTTGGTGTCGCAGTGCCAGCCGCGACGGCGCCTGAGAACGATGCGCTGGTGCCGTTGAGTGCGCCGGTCAGCGTGCCGCCCGTTGTAGGAAGATTTTTCACCCAACCAGAATTCGTACACTTGTACTCGACATTATTCGTCGTGTCCTGATAAGACTGTCCCCACTCTGCGCCATAAGGATAGACGGTGTAGTTTCCATTTTGCGTACAGGTGATCGTTGGCGCACCCGATCCAGTCAGAAGGTTCCATGCGACCTGATAGGTTGGATCAATTTGCGTCTGAGCAAACATAAGCGTGGAACTGATCAGGAAAAGCAGTGCGGCGAGTCGTTTCATGCTGAAGTCTCCTTAGTCTAGCTTACTGGTTGGTTCTTTGGGCCCATAACGATGGTAAGATTTACCGCTGTGCAATTCGCCCATTGTCCCGCTGTGAGCAAGAAGCTACCGTCCGAGGTTGGCGTGAGTGGTGTACCGCCGATGTTCGCGGCAAGTGTCAGTTGCATGTCGTAGACCCCCGACACGCTGAGAGATGATTGCCACTGGCTCAGGACTATATCCTGCTCAATGTTGGCGGCAAGAGTAAGAGCAAGATTCTGCGCCGCCGTAGTGATACCCGCGGAAATGGTCGAGTAACTGGCATTGGCGTAGAGCGTGATCGCCCCGGTAACAGTGTAATCAACTTCGGTCACAGCCGAAACCAGAACAGTGTCGCAAAGAGGACGCACGGTCTGCGCACTGAGAGCCGATTGAACAGCGGAAAGCAGCGTGCCAGAGGCGATGCCATCGCTGTTTGGGGATGCAGACGGTTGCGTTACGGGTCCTGTCAGGACGTAGACCTGCACCGTCCCTGGCGTTGTTGGGTTTGTCGGGACTTGGGCGTCAACAATGGTTGAACTCACGTCAAGTGCAAGAGATCGGTACTGTCCAGACGGGCCGGCCGTCGTGAGGTTGTTCGGTGCCGCCTGGATGCGTGTGCGGTAGTGGTTGTCTCCAGCAGTCGTTCCGGCTGGCTCACCCGCCGTTCCGTTGGCGGTCGTCGTCGTGTTGGCGACGGCAGAGACAAGCGGGAAAGAACCCATCAGGACACTGACCTGTCCGGCGAGGTAGCCGTTGCCGCTGAGTCCTGCCGTAGTGCATTGCGCCGCCACGGTGCCGACTGTCTGCCCTGCGGAGATAGTGAGCGCTGCCGTCGTGGCGAAGATGTAGAGCCCATCAGTGGTGCCAACCTGCGTACCGGAGGCTATCGTGGTGTCGGATGACTGTGCCGCGGTGAGGGTGAACTGTAACGTCGTCGTGGCGTACTGCGCGGGGAGACGATTGCAGTCCAGATACTCGCCGAGGTAGTCCAGCATCGGGTAGACGGCGAACGCGAGCAGGTTCTGAAGGCCGCAATACTGTATCGCGTTCCGGACCAGAATCTCTCGATAAGCGTAGAGGTTGATAAGCAACTGCTCGACCTGGGCCGGGTAGAGGGTTCTGCTGGTATCTGTCTCGAACTTGCTCACCATGTCGTTCAGGACTAGCGTTGAGTCGAGCCCATCTGAGTCGTTGACGAATGATGGCGTAGGCAGGTCAACAGGAACCGTCTGAGGGGTGCCGGTGGCCGCAGGGAACGATTGATTTGGGACGATGACCGGCATTTAGGAAGATCCTCCCACAGATATTGTCGTGCTCTCTGTGCCTATCGTAGTCGTGGTAGAACTGCTCGATCCCATGTCCGGTTTCCAGTTGATCGTCACATCGAGAGTCCCGATGTTCGTTGTGCTGGCTACCACATCGACGCTCTCAAGTGTGATACGTGTTTCCCAATCGTCAATGGCCGCAGAGATGGCGCCGATGATGGCCGGAATTGCTGCGGTGAGCGGGCGGTCAAGGAACTGCGTCAGATCGCATCCAAATGTCGGCCGGAATGGATCTTCTCCGGGGATTGTCGAAAAGATTATCTTGAGGCATTGATGAACATCCGCGTAGGATTGGCAAACTTGTCCGAGTCCTGATCCCGGTCCGCCTCCCGCTGTCGAGTCGAGCATCAGCTCCCAACTCGATGACTGGATGTTGGTGAGGGTCGCGTATGGGAAAGTCGTTGCCATCTAGATCACACATCCTAGTTTAGACTGAGCATTCGCAACGGCCTCAGTCAATGTAAGCGTAGCATTTGCGATAGCCGTCGTCAGCCTTGTCACGGCAGCAACTAAAAGGGCCTCTTGCTCCGCAATTTGAAGTTGTTGCCCAGTGTATGCGGCATATGGACCCGCGTAAGCGTTGATGACTTTCTGTATCCACGTTAGAACGGAGGGAAGGTCTGTCGGAACAATCATCAATGACTCTAATACCTGCATCTCTGTCATGATGTTGGCTTGCATTTTGGCAATGTCAGAAGTGGCCTTGTTTGTGTTCTGTGTGGTTTTCGATGATATTTTCGCAAACTTCTCAGTTACCTGTACTGCCAAAAGAGCAAGTTGTCCGCACGGTGATAGGACTCCTGGAATCGCCAGCGTACCGTTCGGCAACGGTTGAGATTCGATGCTCGAGATCTGTTTGTTCACATATGCGGTGTACTTGTTGATGTACGTCGCAGCTTTATTGAGTTCGGTGATCGTCGATTGGAAGTAGGCTGTATTCATTTTTACCTCACTCAATGTCGATGATTATTCCATCTTGCACTGTCACAGTTTGCCCGGTTGACGTGCTAAATGTCCCGGTTGCCCCAGAGCCAACATGTAGGTTCTGGTCAGTGTAGACCTCTCCAGTCAGGTCAATCTCGCCAATCTCTGCCGTCAGCCCTACATCTGAAGAGTCAACGGTGACGCTATCGTCCCCCACTGTCACGCTCGAAAGGTTATCGGCGGTCTGAATTGTTGCGGTTCCAGCCGGGCAGATGCTCACCTTCAACGTAGACGTGACGCGGTTGTATTGGATTATCGTGCCATCTGCAAACTGAATGTAGAAGTCTGAAGGAGTGAGTCCCGATGGTGCCGAGTCTACCTGTGACGGGACACTGCCGGTCACGATGCCGTTTTCGTCCCACTCATCCATGACGACGGAAACCTGCTCGCCGATGTCCGGTTGCCAAAAGAACTTGTCATTCTGTGTCTTCGGGACCTGGACCGGCAGCCACCATGACAGGACATTCGCCTGGTCAGGAAACTGCACGCGCACCCGGTATGGCGGCACAGACTCAATCTGCGCGACGATGCCCGTCCTGTAAGGCGGGTGGAACTGCTCCGTGTATGGTCCTCGTACTGAGTCTGGCATCTACTCTCTCCTACAAAAACAAAATCAAAGCAAGAGCGCAAGATCCGAAAATGGCTAGCAGCACCAACTGCATCTTCTGGCCTGTCTCATTCGAAACACTCCTAGGTTCTAAATCGTAAAAAGTGAAGTTTCCTATCTGTGTTGTCTTCATTTCTCACTCTCCGTAGTCATCTGAGGCAAACTGTGTTGCTGCCCCGGTTATCGTGGTCCTGAGTTCCAATGAGGTCTTGTAGCCGTTCCGGTCCAGCCGATGCTTGCCCTCATTGATGATCCATTTTATCGAATCAATCGCCGTGCCAAACCCCGAGAGCATGACCGGATTGCCGGCCCGGTAGACCATCGAGCCTGGGATGATCATCTCGCCCTTCAGGACGTGCATATTGGCGGCGTGGAGATGGGCTTGTGCGCGCAGAGTGGCCTGCTGTGCGTTCTCTATCCGTTCCCGGACTAGTAGAGTGTCCTGAAGACCCAAATCAACGCCTTGGGTAGCTGTGGCTGCCGCATTGGCCGTTGCCTGGAGCAGCTTCTTCGAGTGCGGGTCGAAATACATCACCACGGCCTTCTTGTAGGTCTTGTCGCCGTGGTGCTGCTGGTGAATCCTGAATCGCGTATTGTCGGTCTTGTAGATGTACTGCGCGTTCTTGTCTTTGAGGTCCGTGATTTTCTTCGCGTCTAGCCCTGGTCGGCTGTAGAAGACGAGTTGATCGCCGCGGATCGTGAATTCGTAGTTGTGAGCGTTGGCGATGCGGTGCAGGAAACCGAGGTCTGTCTCAAGTCGCTGCGTTAGGCGCTGGTAGGGTACATCGGGACTCACCGCTGAGGAGTCCACGCTCATGCCGTACTGGTTGGCGATGGTATTTGCTATTGAGATGAGGGATTGGCCCTCGTAGGCGACTGATTTTGGCGTCCTGATGGCGTGAGTCACCCCGGCCTGGATGGCGCGAATTAGGAACGTGTCTGGTGGCCCCTCTGCCTCCCACTCGTCCACTTCAAAGTTCCCGCAGGCCACGAGAGACTGGCCTTGATAACCAATTGACAGGCTGAGCGCTGTCCCAATCTTCGGAGGGCTGTTCGCCCACGCCCGCGCCGAGTCCTCCACCTGAATCTCCAGCACATTTGCCTTGCCCCCAATCGCCTCGTCGTAGTGGATGTGCTGGGAATGAGTCAGCAGGTTGCCGGCGACTTGAGTGCCGCCGATCTTGATTTGCCACGCCGGGATTTGAACGGATGCACTCATTTAGTTCCACGGCGTGCTGCTGGTTGTGCTGGTCGCTGGCGTGATCAGCGGGACAAAAACCTGCACTCCCTGCGCCACGATGTCGCCAATCGGAATGCCGGGATTGTTCTGAATCAAGTCCTCAATCTGTGTGCTGTCTCCGTACATCCGATACGCGATAGCATCCCAGCGTTCCCCTTTGGACACGTAGATGATTCCCGATGACGGCGCGGACGGGTTGACGTAGGTGGTAACGAGTGACGCTGTCAGGACTCCACTTCCACCGTTTGGTATCACGACATTCGGCATTTAGGCAGCCCTCGCAATGATACTTGCCGCAATTGAGGTGTATCGGGTGATCCCAAACGATGCGAGTAAAGACGTCGAATTGGCGTTTGCCTCAGACAAAATAGAGGCATAAGGCGGAGAACTGATAATCCCTGATATTGTGCTGGTCACGGCCAAAGCTGCACTGTTCATCGCGGCGGTTGTGACTGTTTCGCCTGTCCAGCTACTTGTCTCCTTCAACAGGGAATCAATACCTGTGGATAGCGCTGATGTCCATGATGCGCTTACGGATTTACCCGCACTTAGAAGTTGGGTAGATACTGAGTTGAACTTTTTAAGTGCTTGCAAAAGTTTATTTGGAGCTGCTGATGCCGGGGACTTGACTAGCGTTGATCCCTTTGCCGCGCTCTGTGAAGTGGTGAGCCCTGGGGGATTGGTGTTGATTGTCGAGTTGCCGATGGTCCCGACCGTCATGGTGTTGCTTTGGAGTGTGGACGGTGCGACATACTCGGTTAGCTCAAGATCCATCTCCGCTGCGATTACAGAGCCGTCGTCTGCCATCCACCGCTGCTTTAGCCGGTAGTTCGAGATGACGAAGGTCCCGAGGATGTTCTTGTTCCCAAAGACGAACTGCTGCGGAACGTGGAAGTCGGCAAGCTGTGTCAGGGCGTCAATGGCCGTCTGTGGCTTGCACCAGAAGTTGTGAAGGTAGATCGACAGTTCAACGTGGCGCAAGTTGTCGTAGATCCACTGCAATATGGGAGGCGCACCGATTACGTTGAGTGCTTCGTAGTGGTACTTTTTCTCGATCTCCAGCTTGGTAGGACTCGCAAGAGGCTGAAATGAGATGGGACCAAAAGATGCGAACATTAGCGTGCCCCCTCAAGTGCCGGGTTGCCAAAACTGCGGCGCGCGTCCTGATGTCTTTGGTCTGCTAACTGTTGCGCAAGGGTTTCCCAGTGGTTATCAAGCGATCCGACAACTGCATTACCTATCTGGTCGCCATCTGCCCCAGCTCCGACATGAACATGGACAACTGGAGCATACGTTAGCGGTGCCGATGTGGAGTTGTCGGAAGTAGATAATGTCGATGCACCCCTTGCTGCCGTCATGCCAAAATCAAATCCGGCCGCGCCGAAGTTTCCACCGGCTACATCTCCGAGTATACGGCCCCAATCTTTGAAAGTTGCCACATGGAAAAAACTACTAACTGCCGATGCTGCGCCTTCGATAGCATCCTTGATGTCTTCCCAGTGTTTGTATATCTCGTAGCTTCCGATGGCGATGGCCGCAACTCCAGTGATGATCCAGCCGATAGGGTTGGACTCAAACAGCAAGCCGAATGCCAATCCTATATCCTCAATACCGCCGGTAAATAGCGCAACTGTTACGGCCCATGTTCCTTGCAACATTTCCAACGCTGTGGCTAGCCCTGGGGCAGTAGCGAACCATCCCCATGCAACCTGAATTAGTTTCATGCCTCCGAAAATTGCGGCGAGAGCCGCCCCCCACTCTAACCCATTGGCGACAACCCCAGTCGCATTAGGATGATTCTCTGAAAATTTATTTAGAACATCTGTTATGCTCCTCAGGCTCTTGAGGTCATCTGTCAAATCGGGAAGCAGATGTTTCCCTAGCGACTCCTTGGCCTCTTGCCATGCGTTTTTCAAATCGCTCATCTGTGCATTAAATGTTTCCTCGCGGTCTTTTGCGTCCTGATCTAACTGCCCCTGTGCATGGTCTATTTCGTTGTACGCCTCCTTTAAGTCGTCCATATGCTTGATAAGCAAAGCTACGTTCGCACCTTGGCTTCCCATAGAAGACTCAAGTGCGCGCTTCTGCCTATCACTCATCTGGCTCATTTTATCAAGGGTCTTGATGAGGTTGACGTGTCCATCAGTCGTCTTTACGACTTGGAGGCCGTACTTCTCCATCTCGTAGCGACCATCTTTCATTTTGAGTAGAGAGTTGACGATTCCGGCGAGGATGGGTCCTGAACCGCGAGGGCCTCCGAGATTGATTCGGTTACCCTCCGCCATCAGTGCAAGCATGGTCTTCTGTGCGACATTGTTTACCTGAGCCGCTGTACCGAGCATCCGAAGCGCCATTGACATGCGCATCAGTCCGCCGCTACCCATCGGGAACCGGGCCTGAAGAATAGCTATTTCGTCGCCGAACTCCTTCATTTGATCGATGACAGGGCGACTCGTGTCTCCGAGGTTCTGGACTGCCGAAGACAGAACTTTCGCGGCAAGAGGTGCAGTATCTCCCATCACGACTGCCAGCTTTGCGGCTGTCTCTGTTTGCTCTTTGAGCGCTCCGTCGTCACGGAAGGTCTTATACAGTTCAGTCATCGCCTGAAGAGCCTCTTCAGCCCCCCCGGTCAACGGCATTGATGATCCTATTTCATCGGCTTGACGCTTGTACTGCTCAAGCGCCTCCGCATTGGCGAGAGTGGCCTCTTTCAGCCCTACCATCTGCTCTTGCATGGCAGCAGCTGGCTCGATTACTTGGCTTATAGCCTCATACCCTGCAAACACTTCACCGGCAGCCATGCCAATACTGGCGAAATTCTCCGCCATCTCGCCGAATCGGTCATTGACCTGCTTTAGAGGGTCAGTAACCTCGTCGCGGAGTTGGACGAGAACCTTCAGGATGGATGTTTGATCGTCTTCGCTCAAGGTTTCCTCCGCTTCGGAATGCGCTTTTCAACGGCTCGGCTGTACTGTTGTAGAACTAGGTACCACCCCACCAAATCGCCTATTGACATGGAATCGATGGATTCAGGACTGACCCCTTCATGCACCATCGCGCCCAGTGCTTCCATGGTTAGGACGACTGGTCTGTTTGCGCGTCCTGAGCGGGTTTCGGAGCGTCTGGCGTCGTCTTCAGGACACTCGAAATCCTCTGGAGCAAAGGGCGCAATACCTGAGAGACCTCGGCGCGAAACACCATCGCATCATCGAAGTCCATCTCGTCCACATCTTCCATGCGGATGCGCTTTCCGTCCACAAGGGATAGACGGGAAGCCAGTGCGTCCTGAATCTTGATGCTGTCTGCGTTTTCGCCGGCGACCGTAGCGGCCAGGCGCTGGTCACGGCCAGTACCTTTCAGCAAGATCACGTGCTTGCCAGAGGGGAGGTCGAACTCGCGGCGAATCTGTTCGGGGGAGGGGGTTGTATCGGAAGTCAGTACGATGGATCCTGTTGCCATTTGAATCACCTCACGCCAGTGCTTGGCTATGGTTGTGGCGGCGCACGCGGGGCGCACCGCAGTTGTTGTTACTGCCCGACGCGCTCCACCACGTAATCCATGCGGTACTGCGCACCCGTATTGCTTGTCACAGTCGTGAACAGTGCAAACGTTCCGGCTGCGGCCAAATAGGATGTTGAACTCACCGACTTGGTAGAGTTTAGACCCGTCAAGTCGCACGTGCTGCTTATCTCGCCGTTCGCAGTGGCGGTTACTCCGCCAGCGCTTCCTGCGGTCGTAGTGCGCACGCTGGCGGTGATGCGGTAGAGTCCAGCAATGGGGGCCGTGAACACTGTGCTGGTGGAGATCGATGCCGTCTTGGCCGTCTGCGCTACCCACGGCTGCGCGATGACCGCCCACGGGTTGAACAGCGCGTAGAACGCCGGGCAGAGGGCCGTGCTGGGCGGAATAGAGAGATTGGCCCATCCGGCGTAGACTGCGGCTCCATTGGCGCTCACGCCGTTGCCCGCAACGAAGGTGATGTCCTCAATAGCGTGAGAGGTAGCAACCGAGTTCGCCGTGGGCACGTAAATGTTGAATGTCCCGGCTGCCGTGGTGAGGTATCCGCCCTTGACGGCGAGTATCCCTCCCGCAGTCATGTCGAAGTTGTAGCCGCTGGCCTTCTGAAGATTGATGTTGTTCAGTGCGATGAACGCTGAAGTCCCGCCATACTTGATCTGCATCCCGCCCGTGATGAAGTCGCCGGCCAGGGTGCCGTTGACGGTTACGGAATATGCACCGCCCGTGTTCGTGAGTTGCACACCGTACCAGTGGACAAAGCCGCTGATTGTGATGTTGCCAGCCGCGTAGCTTCCACCGTGCCGCTCACTGCGCGCGGTTCCTGAATAGGCATAGTTGACGCTTCCCACCGTGTTCAGGTCATAGACGGCGGCAGGACCATTCAAGGTCAAGCCGTTCGTGAAAGTCAGTGTCGAGCCGTTGCCGAAAATTACATGGGGTTGAGTCCCGAGAGACAAGGCATTGGATTCCGTGTAGTTTCCTGTGGCCATCCACACAGCGTACGGGGCATTCAGCGCAGTGCCGGCAGCGCTCGCTTCGCCATAAGTCCTGAAGGGCGCTCCGATTGATCCGTTCGATACTCCGGTGAATGCAGCATCGACATAGAAAGTCGTGGTCGGGGAACCGCTGCCCGCGATGCCCAAATTGGCAAGGGCATGTGCTGCATCAGCGGCGGCCGTTCCACCATTGATGACCTTTGCGGTCTGGTGCCACTTCCCATCAGCGCCGCAGGTGTAGTGGTTATCGGGGCCAGCTACATCCTGCCATTCCTGGCCGACATTCGCAAGAGAGCAAACCTGCGACGGCTCTCCGTTTCCTGTAAGAATGTCCACTTATCAACCTCCGATGTTGCTACGGTAACCGGACAACTGGTCCTTACCGTTCACGACGTACTGATTCGAGAACGCGTCGAAGAGGTAAATCTGAGTCCCGCCAACGCTTAGATCGACGTGGTAGACATCGAAGCTGGATGTGAATTCAACCAGTTCCTGAGACTTGAAATCAATGTCGCCCACATCGAATGGGACGCCGTTGAAGTTGTAGATGACAGGACTCTCGGAAACCTCTCCCGATGCTGAGAGTGTCTGCAAGTCGCCGAGGCAACTGATTGAGCACGTCGAACTGGACAATGCCACTTGGCTGATGGTGCCAGAATCAAACGAAGACCACTTGATAGTGGACTCCATCATGTCCCAGCCAGTCGGGATCTTGATGCGCGCGGCCATGCCCAGGCCTTTGTAGTCTGTCCTGATGCGCTTGGGCTGGGGAACCTTCACTTCTGCGGCGCGCCCGAGGAGTTCCACCCCGTTCAAGTAGACGTTGCAATTCGACAAACTGTTGATCACAAGATTCGCCACGATTCACTCCTTATACTGTTGTGCTGGTGCTGGAAGAGCTGCTGCTCGTTGACGATCCGATGTTCGCCAGAAGCGAAGTGTCGACGTTGAACTTGTAGATGATCTGTTCAGCCGGTGGCGGAGGCATAACGTTGATCTGGAAGGTTAACTTACCGGCCTCTAGATTGGCAGTTGGATTGTCCGAGGAGTTGTATGTGACCTTGCTGCCAGAAATCAATGCGCCACTCTGAATGAGTGAGTTGATGAAAGAGTTCACTGCCGACAGAATCGTGTTGATAAGTCCGTTGGTGATGGGCTGATCGAGATAAGGGAGCGAGCTGTATTGGATGCTCTGCTCCACCACGTCGAGAGTCCTGCGGATCGAGATGAATGTCGTGACATTGCTGCTCGACGGAAAGCTCGAAGAGCGGTTTCCCCATACCCGGTATCCAGTCCCGTAGCCATTGAAAACGGTGATGATGCCCTGAGCGTTCAGCGTGTTGGTATCGCTTGCGCTGTCATAGGCGCTCATGTAGAGGCTGACATCGGGACCCAAAATCCCGTTGATGACCGTATTGGATGGCGAGTACCAGTAGCCGTCAGAAAGGTCTTTGCCGGATGTGGCACCAGCTACCCATGTGCTGTACGGGGTGTCAACATTCCCTGTCTTGTAGCCGAGGCTGACGGTACCCTGAGCGCTGATCGTTACGCCGGTCGGATCAATGATGCTGGTGGCCGACTTGAGCTGCCAGGGGAAGGTCAGGCCGAGGCGGTCGCTCGACTGATTGAACGCGTTGCCGGATGCCCCGCGATTGGCAACAGCCGTGCTCACGCCGATACCGGCAGGCGCGTCGGTGAAGGCATAGGCCCGAAGGGTAGTGGCCATGGCCAGCAATGCCGTACTGGTGGCCTGGTCTGTGAATGTAGGGGTAATCAGGAGCTTGGCAAACAGGCCCATCGTCTGGAATGTGGTCTGCAACGCCTGAATTCCGGTGTAGACGCCGCTATTGACGGTCCCGATGATGTCATTGGACGTCACCTTGGACGGGTCGGCATACACGCCTGTCACCTGCAACGCCTGCGCGGAGGTGATTGCGCCGCCGCTCTTGGTATAGAGCAAACCGTTCACGTAGTCGATGGTGTAGTCGGTGCCCTCGACATAAGTGATTGATCCGGGCTGATTCTTCACAACAACCGTCGTCGGCGGTCCGGCAAAGGTGATGTTGAATGTCGCACCGGTACCGCTCCCAGAAGTGCTGGCCTGAGATACAGGGTTCGACGGCGTGGCCGAGTAACTGCCGGCCGTCGTGATGGTCGCAGTGTTCACGCCAAAGACGGCGGAATTGAACGTTGCCCCAGTTCCGAGTCCTGTAGAGCTTGCCTGCGTGAACGTCGCGCTATTGACCGTGAAGACGCCAGCATTGACGATGCTGAAGGTGGCCACGCCCATGGTGATTGCCAACTGAGCTCCAGTCAGCCCCGCGCCAGTCACCGGCTCAAGAGCGGGTGCGGTGGGGTTGACCGTGTAGGATCCTGCCACAGATATCGACAGGACTGCAGTGATTGCGCCACCGGCCACTGTCACGGATGCTTGGAACTTTATGCCGGTGCCAGTCGTGCCGGTCACGGTCTGAGTCCCGTTCGTGCCGCCGCTGCCGCCGGCCGCCACCGTGGCGCCCGTAACCTGAGTTGAGGTCACCGTCACTTGCGGAGGAGTTGATGCCGTCCCGCCCGTCAAGGTGATGCTGTCGCCGGCTGCGTAGTTGTGCGATGTAGCGCCGCCGGGAGCATTCACCGCCAGTGATACGAGCTTCGTTGTCGCGACGGTCAGGACCGCGGGAGTCGAAGCCGTGCCGCCGGCCAGGGTAATCGTGTCGCCTGTTGCATAACTGTGGCTTGCCGCGCCGCCCGCCTGCGCCACGGTGTCAACCGAAGCGGTGGAGAGGGGGGTGTTGGGCAAGCCTGGACCAATTAGGCCCATGTACCCGAGTGTCACCGGCACACTGTTGGATGCGGGTCCCGTCAGGGGGTTCAACGTAAACGTGCTCTGGTGCAGCAACGGATTGAACACGTCGATGACGACAACAGAGCCAGCATTCTGTAGGCGAATATCGGCCAGAGCTTCGGGGATCGTGTAGCCCGAAATCAGTTCGCCAAAGTTCGAGTCCGAATTGGAGGTTGAGGTCAGGGTAGGAGTGTTGATTCCTGGTCCTGATCCTGACGTAGCTGACCACTGGGGAGCAGAGCCAATCAGGCCAATGACCGCCGAGTTGGTGACCTGAATCGTATTGCCGCTGGTGTTGACCTCGGTTACCGTGATGCCATGGAAGAAGCTCATATCCCTCGACTCCTTTGCCGCTAAACGTGAAAAGGCCCGAGCAAGTCCAGCTTTGATAAGCCAGAATCGCTCGGGCCAAGTGCTTTGGTCCCGTCGATACAAAGTGTATCAGGTTCCTACTCTTGTGGAACGATAACCTGATCGCCACACGGCGTGACGTTGAAAATCTCTTTCTGCAAGTTCGCCAACGCATATTGGGGAAGCAGCCGCGGGCGAACGGTGAGGACGTTGAAAGTCAGGTCGTACAGCCAGACGCGCCCTTGTGGGTCCTGCTCTGAGAATCTTTCCTCGGTGAAGTAGGCGTGACGGCAGCCAGTTGGCTGAAATCCCCCAAGAGCCGATTCAATCGCATCGATGAGCGCGTAAACAGAGCCGGTTCCGCTGAGGTTCCACGCTGTCTTGCGCGCCTCGACGTGGACCTTGAACTGGAGTGTGCGCTCCTGGACCATGCTCGAGGTTGCAAGCGGTTTCGATAGTCCCGTGTTGCTGTAGGATATCAGGACAAAAGCAATCGCAGAGCTCGCCCACCACGTATCAAGGTCAAAGGCCGGGTAGATGTAGACCGGAATCGCCAGTGGACCAGAAGCGAAGAACGCCACAAGCTGAGCGGCAATCTGATTTTGAATCGAGTCAACAGTTAGGGACGCGGGGGGCGTGTTGGTCCTGCCGGCCCATGCCGTGGGGTCGATCTGTACCGGAAGCGCGCCGTATGTGGGGTCACTCATTTACGCATTCGCCTTTGCGCTCAGCTTCTCGGCTCGCGCCGCCGCTTCCTCTGCCAGTTTCTGATGCTCTGCCGCCCCTTTGGGTAGATTGTCGCGGTAGGAGTTGGCAGCTTGCCGATAATGGTCCTGAGCTTGCCCATGAGCGGCGGCCGCTTCCAGATGTTTGGCCTTCTGCTCGACGGTGAGTTCGGTGGCCGTCTGTCCATCCTGAACGCCTCCCCAGCCGTAGGCCTTGCGCTCGTGTTCGCCCTTCATCTGCGAGTGGTGCAGACCATGGGCAATGGCCAGGTGCATCTTCTCTTCGCTGGCACCGGCGTCCCGCTTTGCCATCGCCAGTCCGCGTGTCTGGCCGCATAGAACGCAAGGGCAGCCCACGCCGTGATTGTTGTAGGGGTTGGGGGTTGCCGACTTCGCCATTCCCATTCTGGAGTCTTCGTAGAACATTTGTCACCTCGAATGCGGCAGTACGATTTCTACGCCGAAGTTCTGTTTGCTCTGACGTTGCGCCGATGAGCCAGTGATAGTCAAGGTACGATGCGTGATCCAGCACTCTTGCACCAGTCCGCCCAGGGTCAAGTCCGCCGTTGGCCCGACCGAATCCTGTATGGCGCTCTCAACCGCATCCGCAAGGTTGTTAAGATTTGAGACATTGGTCTCATCTGGAACTTCGCCTTGAAGGGAAACAACTGAAATCGTGCAGAGTAGAGATACCCGCGCAGGCGCAAATAGAACGCTACGGTCATAGATCTCACCCGCCTCCATCATGAAGAATGCCGGGTACTGCTCCTCGGCCAGGTCAGTATCAGGAACTGGACGGCGACCGGCGTAGTTGAACGGGCTTGTCGGGGTCACGAGCGCCGCTTTCAACTGCGCGAAGAATGCTGCGTATATGGCCTCACGACCGATAGGGTGCCCCATTACTCTCCCGACTCCTTGATTCCTTCGTCTACCGCCTGTTTCAATCGCGCTTCAATCCATGCCCGGTTAGCGTCAAGAGCAGGACCCGCAAACGGCCGCGCCGGGATTGAGACGTGGTGCACCAACACAAAAAGCAAGTGAACGATGCCATCCATGACGCCGAACATGTAGACGTTGTTGCCCACGTTTGAAAAGAAGATCCGATCATAACCGGCGTCTTTGGCGTCCCGCGGAGCGAACCTTGCCACTCCTGCTGGCGTCAGTGCATCTTCCATTGGAATTGCCAGCATGTGGCCATTGGCCGCATCGATCTCCGCACCGAACTCTTGAGCGGGGCCGTACTTCAAGCCTTTCCCGGCCATCATGCCGCCGGTCAGGCCGTGTTCATCTTCCTCAACCGGCATTGCCGCCATAGATGCGGCAAGGTTTCCAGACCGTCTCTTGAGTCCTGATTCCTCGAAGTGCTGCTGCCCGTAGCTAGCCAAGTGTTCGCCGATGTTCGCCAGTTGGCGGCGCGCGGCCGTTCTGATGGCAGGACCCATGTGATCCAACCGTGCAGAGAGCCGCTTGCCGCCTTCTAGTGTTATTTCCAAATCGGCTCCTAGCTGAGCACGACGGACGTGTTGGCCCCGGTGTACCACTTGCCGTTGTAGGCGGTGGCGGAGATGACGCTCGGCAATGTCGCGTTGAAGGTGGCGATATGTGTTGCGCCGTTGTACCCGTTTGATGGCGTGGTCACGGTGTGTGCGTATCCGGTCGTCGAGATGATCTCCAGTTTGGACCCATCATGACCACCCGCCGAAGCCGCGCCAGCCACAGGAAGAGCCAGCGTGATTGCCGCGGCGCTCCCCTTGGTGATGACCACTTTCCCGGTGCTGATAGTGATGGCACCATCGCCCGACAGAATCTGCACTTGATCCTGAAGCCCGGACGCGAGAACTCCGGAAGTGTTGAACGGGGGCACCGTGGACGCATCGCCGGGAAGGCCGTTGTCCACCAGCGTGACGCTCTGCAATGTGGTCTGCACGCCGCCGTAGGCGTTGTAGGTGACGCCGGGCAGGTTGGATGCAATCTTGCCCTGGTTCGAGCCGCCGGCCGTGCGGTACACGTCGTATACCGCGCCGGGGATCGTGTTCCAGTTGATCGAGTTCGATGCGGCCGCCGAGAGAGTCGCGGCACCAGTGGTGATCGTCACGGAACCGGGAATCACGTCGCCATTGACCTTCGCTACGACGACATAGGTGTACGTGGTGGACGCGGGCGCCAGCGGTGTCGCAGTGACCACAGAAGGAGCGATGGAGGTTTCCTGGACAGCAGCGACGAGAGCATTCAGGATGTCCTGCGACGTTGCTGGATTGGGAAGGGCTACGTTTGCCATGATGTTTGATTCTCCTTTGAGTTTGTTAAACAACACCCATCCCGTCGATGGGAAACACTTCTTTGTGAGGCGTCAACAGCGCGATGGTGGACGGATGCGCATCCTTCAGGAAATAGTTGATGCGGTCAGGACCTACGCCGCTGCCAGTATCACCTACACGGGTCCTGTTCTTGAACAGCAGCGCCGATTGCTGCAAACAGGCCATTTGATAATCGTCAGGCACCATGCTTGCATTGCTTGGCAGGACCGGAATCGCGCCCTCGCACCGCCAGAAGATTCCATTGTCGTTCGTGAGTGAGTTGCGCGTCTGGAGCCATGTTCCCGGCGTCGTTGCGCCCGTCGTGCCGCCGTTTACGGCCTCGTAGTAGAAGCCGCCCACCTGAATCTGCGCATTGGCTAGAGTGACCGCCGCCGCCGTCCATCCCGGCAAGGTCAGGACCCCAAGTTGCCCCGGCGTCATGAACCCCGCCGTGTAGTTCAGCGTGATGTTCTGGCGGCCTTCCCAGAAAACATTATCCCGCAGGTTGATAAACCACTTGTCCCACGAAAGCTGCGATGCTGAACCGTTCGTAGACGGAAGAATTACGTGTCCTGTTTCCCCGTAGAATCCCGCCAGGACGACAGACGAGACGTTCAGGACCGGATAGACTAGCGCACGCATTGAGCAGCGTCCATTCCCGTTCCGCACCTCGACAAAGGTGCCAACAGCCAGGGTACGCGACACGTAGCGATTGATGCCGTCCGATACCGCAGTGATGATCTTTGAGAGGGCGGAGTCTGATGCGGTTGTTTGGCCCAAAGCGGGGCTTATGTAGTTCTTCAGGTCCGTCAATGTCGTCAAATCAACCGCATGAGGCATCTGCGTTACTCCACCTTGATTCGCGCGCTCGGCTTGCCGGCAACCTTGACTTCGCCTGGAACCGGCAACTTCAAATCCTTTGCGTTCGCGGCGATGGCGTCAAAGTCCGCTTGGCTCACCGTCATGCTGACCGGAGAAATTGTGAAGCCGATAGCCTGTAGCTTCGGGACACTCTCCTCTTGCACGGTCACGAACCCGGTATCGTCTGCTTGGTAGTTCCTGCCATCGACAGAAACCTGCGAATTGCCTTCAGGACACTGCAATCTGACCATTTCATTCCCTCCAAAAAATAAGGCAGGAGGCGTTTGGTTGCCGCCGCCTGCCTCATTGTAAATCCATCCGTAGGTTAGAACGTCTGGGTTCCCGTCGGCTGGCTGATGTTGGTCAGGATAGCGAAGGCCGGGGCGAAGTACAGAGCGAACGTCTCATCGACATACACGCCGTACTCATTGCGCCGGGTGCGCAGGGGCCAGGACACTTGCACATAGTCCTGACGAACACGCGCTTCAAGGATGTTGGCCACACCGCTCAGCGGATACGGGGAGCGATCAGACCAGAACAGGATCGTGCCCGGAGGCAGGTTGGGGTGCGTTTCAATCGGCAGCGTGTTGCCGTAGATCTTGTTCTTGTAGGCGTTGACCGCGCGCCCGGCAACGATCTGAGAACCGCTTCCCGAGTCCGCCTCAAACACCATGCGGAGGCTGTTGTTGGTGCTGGCCGTGTTCAAGAACTGAGCAATGTTCGAGTTCAGGTCGGTGGAGCTGACCAGAATCCGGTCAAAGCCAATCTTGTACTGGTCGTAAGCTGCCTGGAAAACGGCGTCGAACTCGGTGATGCTGGTGCCGGCGATGGTCAGTCCAGTATTGCCGCTGGCGCCTTGGAAGATCAGCGCACCGGAGCCAGCATAGCCGAGCGTGCCGCTGGCCAAAACGGGAAGGTTCGGGTTGGTTGCCATGGCGGTGCCAGGAGCGGAACCGGATACAGAACCGTTGATCTGGCTGAGGATGCCATCGGGAAGCAGGGTGTTGGTCGAATTGTCCTGATACGCGCCGTTGACCTGGAGAGCGGTGATCAGTTGATTGGTGGTGGACGGGACAGAGCTGAACTTCGCCTGGTTCGTGGTGGTGATGCCCTGGAGCCGGGCCGCGCCGCTTACGGTCCCGAAGTACCACGCGTAGGCTACGGCGTTGACCACGGGGGTAACGGTTGCGGTGATGATCTGGCCGGCAGTCGGGGTGATGGTGGCCTGTGCCGAAGGTTGAGCCGATCCGCCGCCCACGTTGGTGATGGTTCCCGTGGTGCTGGTCAGTGTGACCTGCCCAGGGATGCCGTTGGCCATGCTGCCGGTGCGCCAGCCCGCATGACTAAGGGCAACGCAAACGAGGTAGTAGGGTACGTTCGACAGCGCCGAGGTAGTGGTAGTGCTGGCAGCAGTCAAGGTGGGCGTGGGAGTGATGCCCAGCGGGGTGGAGGCGTTGCCGCCGATGAGCGTCTGCTCTTCGCCCACCATGACACCTTGGAGCGTGGCCTGGATCGTCACGCCTTGAGCGTCGGGCTTGAGGTTGAGAGCGGCCAGACGGGCTTCCCAAGACACAGAACCTTCGAGTCCCATCGTCTTGTAGCTCGCCAGTTGGTCCTGAACTGTGATGGCGGAAGCGGCCGCGCGCTCGCCCTCAGGCACGCCGATGGAGACGTTGTTGACGTTGATGCCGGTGACCCTCTTCCAACGGTGCGCCGTGCCACCGTCGGCAGGGACGCGGGGGAGGCTGGAGATCAGCGGAATCAACTGCTTGAACGGGTGCATTTCCTGAACGATGCGGCTCAGGTCGTACCACACCAGCCCTGTGTTCTGGTCAACAGTGTCGGCCTTTGCGAGAGTGCCAACACGCTCGTCAATGGCCTGCTTGAAAGTGTCGCTTTGCAGGAACTTCTCAAATTCATTCATCTCAGATTCTCCTATTGCCGAGTTGTTGACTAAAAACTGGAACCGCTGTGAACTGCGCCGGGTCTAGTTGCCGCCCAGGTCAATCTTGAAGTTGGGGTCATTGATCGACTTCGCAAACCCGCTGCCAGGGGTGCACATCAGGCCAAAAGCGCGGGCAGTTGCCTGCTCAGAGCTGCGCTGGTCGTTCGGGTCGGCTTCGGAAAGCGACTTGTTGATCATCCGATTGAAGTCGGCCTTTCCGTCGCTGGCCGGGAACACATCTCCGGTCGAACTGGCAACGAACAACTTCGGGCGACGGCCAGCAGAGGGCTGATTCTCGATCACAGACATCTGACCCTTCAGGAAAGCGTTGTCGGCGATCAGTGGGGCGGTAGCTTCGGCCACAGCGGCCTTGACCATCGTCGCAATCGCAGCCGCCGAATAGGGCGAGTCTCCAGCGCCGCGGAAGGTGTTGCCCTCAACTTCGCCTTCAGTCATGCGCCGGGGGGAAAGCTCTTCCACGTTCTCCGAAGCAGGCTCTTCGCCCAAGTCAGTTTCCGCCTTCTCTCCATCCCATCCAGTCATGGCCTTGCCGAGTGCAGCGTGAGCCAGTTCGTGATGGTCGGCAATGTCGTTCATGTGTCCTGAAAGCGCCGTCAAGTGCTTCTTGAACTCATCGCCACCGTCGGCCGCCTTGCCCATGCACTTGTGAAGGGCTTCAAGCTCATCGACCGCTTTGCCGTGGGAGGCCGATGCCTTCTTGATGTGGTCATCGGCTTTCTTGATGGCCGCCTTATGCATTGCCCCGAAACGCTTCTGAAGGTCAGTTGCCATGATGGTGCTCTCCTTTTGCTTGGTGCTGCCCGGCCAGTCGGCGGGTAGAAGATGTGTTGCGTTCAGCGCTTTCGCGCGAGAGATGATGTGAGCCTTGGCTTTCTCAGGGTCCGATGCGCGGCCAAAGGCTTTGACGGCGTTCTCAAGGTCCGAGACGTTCGCAATCGGATAGCTACCATCAGGAAGGGCGATGCCTTGGGATGCGAGATGTTTGCGCTGCTTGTCGCTGAACTCGCGCTTCTCAAAGTCCGTATCGGCCAGAATCTTGTTCAGTTCCGTCATCTCGTCGGCGGTAAGTTCATCGGACTCAACAGGACTCGGAACCGCTTCAGGAGCGGCCTTTGCGAGCTCAGGAAGTGCAATCTTGCCCATTCCGAGAATCGTTCGAAACGTGTCAAGCGCTTTTTCCATCAAAGTCTCGTTACTGGTTTGATTCTCCATCGACCCTCCAAAGGCGAGTCCCCCGGCAATCTTCACGATGTCGATGCGGCAGTCGGAGTTCGCTGGCCGGTCGACGAGGCTGATCTCTCGCAAGGAAAGCGCCTTGACCACATCGCCAACCTTCTCCAGCTTGGAACCGCCGATGCTGAAGCCCTTGTAGACGCCTTCCTTGCACAGTTTCCATGCGGCGGGATCAACGATCTTGGCGCCGATGTAGAGTCCTTTGGCGTCAATGTGGGCCTCTTTGGTCACGCCAACGGCATTGTTGGTGTGCATGGTCCTGATGTTCGCCCACTTCATGTAGTCGGGGAGGGCGGCCTTGATGGCGTCCAGCGGAACAATCTCCCCTTGCAGGTCCTTTGATGGTGTTGAGGCGTAACCCCAGACCATTCCGCTCTGCGCGTCCACCTTTTCAATCGGGAGAAATACGCTGAAATCGTCCATCTGGCTCCTGTAAACGCAAAAAGGCCCGGACGATTGAGCTTTGATAAGCCGTCGCGTCCGAGCCAGATTGTTTCTGTACCCGTCGATTGAGATATTACCACAGCAGGACAGATAAGCTCTTCAGGACAAAAAGAGCCCGACATCTTCGCGGGATGTCGGGCATGAGGACTATGTATTCCAAGGAGGTCGCCGGTACCACCGGTCTAACGAGATTCTACGCGAGTACCTATCGGCTTGATGCGCGGATCGCTGTTGGGCTTCATTGAGAGTGAAATCTCAGTAAGACGCAGATTTGTGATGGTCCTGATCTTGTTTCCATCGGGCTTGACCGGATCACAAACGCCGCCGATGGACGGAATGTATCCCTTGAATGATCCATGCTCGGCTTCAACACGAAACGGGATGCTGATCTTTGCTTTGATGGTGTTTCCGTGAACAGAGAGAACAGCTTCCCCGATTTTCCCGTTAGGCTGTTTGATGTCGAAGTCTTTGACGACGCGGACAGGATTCGTAAAGGACACATTCTCGATTGAGATGGAGTCGTTGTCCTGATCCACTGTGCCGTCTGCAATCAAAACCACTGCTTCATATTCCACGGTGTTACCTCCACAGTCCGAGTTTCTTTTCCAGTTGCCATCCTCCACCTCCTGAGACCATTCTCATGCGCTTGCGGAAGTTGAGTTGGCGCTTGGTGAAGTAAACGGTTGCATGAACGCGCACGATCTCTTTGGCCTCTCCGCGGGTCCAAAGCTGTTCAATGGTGTAGTCGCTTCTTTTGACCACTGACTCCAGTTCGTTCAGGTGGTATCCCTCGCGGATGAACTGTATTGCCAGTTCGCGGAGAGCCGCCTCACGTTTGCGCAGTCGCTCCTTCATGGCAAACTGGAGAATCTGCTCGTGAGGCGATGGCGGGTCAAGATAGTTGATCGGGTAGGCCACTGCCAACCTCCACGGTTGCCACTTCTCCCAAGTGCATACCGCCGATCATTACCCTATCGGCTACTTCTTCGAGCGTCCTCTTGCGCTCCCATACGAAGTTGAACGTCGCGGGGCCAACCTGGACCATGCGGAACTCGTCGTTGGGGAACTGTGTTTCGAGCGAGTCGGCCACGTTGGAAAGTACTTCAAACTCGCCGCCAGGCTTGAACACGTTGCCTTTGCCGGCTGCCAGGATGACGGTCTTATGGGTCCTGTTGCCAGGTGCAAACATCTTGATGGTGAGCTTCTTCACTTCGCCTCCAAAAGCAAAACCTTGTCACCGTATCCTTTGACTCCACCTAGCCTTATCGATTTGCCGGTGTACTTGGATAGGTATGCGGCATATACGGGGCTATCGTACAGTGGATCCATAAAACCGATTTTGCCCAATGCGTATCGGGTGAGCCACTTCAATCTATCTTCGTCCATCAGGATTTTGGTCGGCTCTGGAACGTGGTCGATGTACCTTTGTTTGAGAATCGCATCGAATTCTTTAATCTCGCCATAGGCAGTTGGCGTGGACATCGGGATTCGAATCTCAGTCCATTCATGACCACGACGACGCCATATTCTCGGTGCTTTCTTGCGCAACGGTGCGGTCACTTCGATCTCGCTTTCTGTTGGTTGAGAGCCCGCGCAATCCTCTGCATCCACTTCAGGGCTCGCAAGACGTGACGAGGGCCGCGCGCAAAGCGCATACGGCCCGGTAGACGGGGGATGTTCACTTGAGTTTCCCTTCGATTCGCGCCAGTGTCAGAAGGATTGACCCTATGGCGATGCAGATAAAGCATTGAGTGGGTTCTGTCTTCCAGATGTCAAGAGCCTTGAAAACGCAGACGATTCCCAACATAGACGTCGCCGAATTCCAGAAAGGAAATCTCATCCCTCCACCCACTTCCCCAACCCCTTCGCTACAGCGATGGTCGCCAGGGTCATGCTGCGCACCGTGGCGATGGTGCCGATGCTCACCACTCGCCCTTGGCTTTCCAGTTCGCGCATGATCTGCGCCTGGTTCCAGTCGGTGTGGAGCATCACCAGCGCGCGGACGGCATCGGTTGCGGTGTGCCTGGGGTTCAGAGCGTGCGGCGAGTCCTGATCTCCCAGAGGAACTGTACCGAGAGCGGCCTCGGCTTGCGCGGGTGCGTCCGCGGGCCATCCGGCATCCACCACGGCATCGATGATGGGATCGGCGGGCGCGGCGCCCTTGTAACTATCATTGCTGACAGGACCATCATGGCCGTCGAGGATGCCGAATCCGGGGCAATGCTCGGGGTCCTGATGGTGCTTCACTCGGATAGCTTGGGCGTTGTACCACTCGCGCGCCGGTTCGCCCAGTTTGAACCAGGCTTCATCGGAAGCCTTCGATACGGCCAGCACTAGGCGCCGCAAGTGATGTGCGTCAGGCTCGCCCTCAGCTTGTGGCAAGAACTCTGTGCCGGCCGCTGCCAGCAGTTCACTGTAGATAGTGCTCAAGATTGCATCTCCTGTTTCTTCCTGCCGATCAGGCTTACGAGCAGGTTGCATTGGGTTGGGGTGAATGTTTCGTGTCCCGGCCAGTTGTCCTCAATCAAGTTCAGGACCTCAATCATCGGCACGTGGGTCTTCTCGTAGACCTCGTCGATCATCTCGGGGAGCGTCACGCGGGTCCTACTTTCATGATGATTGCCGCCACCAAAACCCGCGCTTGAGCATAAGTCATCTCAATGCGACCTCCTCCCAATGTTAGGACTAAGCTCCCAATCTGACCATCTGGAGAAACCGCAGTGGGGTGAAAGGTCGCATCAAGTCCTCTATCTGTTTTTTTAGACTTCATACGCGCCTCGGTTCTGCCGGCGGGTGAGTCCCGTACTTGGCGATGAACTCGTCTGCCATGCCAAAAGGGCAAGATTCTCCATGCACTTCTGGAGAGTCATCTGGGGTTATTTCCCCACACAAGCAGCAATATCCCTCTGCTGAACGGTCATCGTCTGTCACCTCGTGCAGAATCCTCACAATTGCTTCGGCGTCTGCTTGTCTGTTGGTTTGGTACACGTCTACTCCTTTGAGGCTGCCAATGCAGCGCTGCGGTGGCTTGCATAGCCACTCCAAGTTATTCCATCCACTCCGAACACTTCCATGTGGGTGAGGTCCTTTGGAACCAACGTGGCCTTCTGAGTCCTGTTGAGGACGGTTATCAGAGGCAGGATGCCCAACCGGCTTGCACATGCCGGGCACTGCTCTGGAGAGTCGCCGATCGCGTCACAATCAGCGCATAGGTAGGCATTGCGGAGGTTAACGTGCATGGGCCACCAGCCAATGTGCCAGGAGCATGATGGGGTGATGCAACTCCCATAAGCCCCAGATTACGAGTCCTGCCAGAACCTCAAGGGCCATCGCAGTGCCCGCTCCTACGAGTGCATCCTCGCCCAGCACTTCTCCGTCAGGCGTATGCAGTTTGCCGTTCTCGTCATATCCGTACTTGCTCATCACTTCATTGGTAATTCGTTCTGTTTCCGTCATCCAGAGACCTCTTTCTGAAACTGGGATTATTAAACCATCACTCTCTTGATTTATCAAGCGCTATTTTCGATAAGAGTCCTGATTCCCGCTTTGGGAATCTTCGCAGGTTATTAAACTTTTCTGTTGACATGCGTACCAGGGGTGCTATTCTCGGTTTATCAACTAATTAGTTGTTGTCAATCAACCACACAAGGAGCAGAAATGGACATCTACGGACGTTGGGACTGGCGCATTCTGGCTGTGCTGATTATCGGCGGATTGATTGCAGGGTGGCTGATAGGCTGAAGCTACTACTCAAACGCAGTCGCAACCGAGCCGGGCGGTATATCCCGGCACAAGAAAGGGAACCATGAACGTCGAACTCGAAATAGCCAAGAAGATCATCGCTGAAATGGAAGACACGCCAGACAAGTCGCCATCGGCCAAGAAGCACCGCGCGCGCATCGCGCTGATCGACTACCGGCTGTTTCTACTCGGCCGCAAGTCATATTCCGACCTCTGCTTAGTCAGGGCGAAGGCGATGCAAAGTGGAGTATCAGAACAGCAGTTGCTTGACGAGTCCTGCCGTATGCGGCAAATGTGGGCAGCGGGGAAACTACGCTAGAGCTTCCCGCTCTGAAGAGTCTCCCAACGAATTGGCCGGCCATCCTCGAAGATCAGGATGAACCGGCCATAGAACTTTTCGGGAAGAATCGGCCTCAATGCCATGGCGGCGCGCAGGATCGATTCAGCCGTCACCGGCATAGACTTCAGGGCTGACTCCTCGTCAATTCTTATGCGTCCTGTTGCCGCCATCTATTTCGCCCTTTCCATGCGCTTGCAGTAGCGTCTGAACTTCAGTACTTTTGAGCGAGTTCCCCAGAATCCCAATTTTATGAACTGCGTTTTGTAAACCCACATGAACCGCCCTCTACGGACATAAGCGATTCTATGTAAGTTTCGCGTTGGGAAAAGCCCTACCCCCGCAATCTCTGGTGCGCCCCACGTCCCTGTGATCGCCATCTATTCCTCGCCCTCTGATTCATCCTCGTCCTTCGATTCAGAATACCCCATGCCACAACGATCATTCGGGTGAATAGGCGTGCAATCGTCGCCCGAAGGAAACGGCTCATCTATCGGGATGAGGCCGGCCTCAATGTTCCCCATGCACTCCTCGCACGCATCCCCTGATCCGATCTGCTGCTTGAACTTCTGCCCTGTGCCCTTGGCAGCCTCATGCTTTCCGTGGTTGTAGGCGTACATGCTTTCAGTCCTGCTGATGGTCAGAGCGCGCGCCGCGCTGAAGTCCTCGCTCTGCAAGATGTTGTGCTGGAGTTCGGTTGTCGTCCACCCCTCATCGACCGATTTGCTTATCAACTCTCGCAGGTTCTCGCGTGTCGTCTCTGTGATGGCGTAGCGGGCATCAGGATTATCAACGATCTCGCCCTTGTCTGTGATGCGCTTGCCCACCAGATCCGCGCCGCGCTCCCGAGCCATCTGCCGCGCCTCGCCCAAGACTTTGGTCCACATGTCGCTGTCTTCCGCAATGCCGCGGTCAGTCAAGAACTCTGTGGCGCCGGCGACAGCATCAGTCTCAAGGTAGGGCGTCACCTCTGGAATCAGATCGCCCCAGTCCACCAGAACGTCTATCGTGTCCTGATCTTCCGTCTTCTTCTTCGCAGCCTTCGCCAGTTTTTTGACGGTAAGTCCTGATGCCGCTTCTTTTCCTTTGCGCTTGAGGTAGGCCGCTAGTATCTGCTCCAGTGACTTCCCCGCTTTGCTAAAGGGCGGTCGGATTCCGTCCCGGCCTCCTTCTTCACTGACGCGTTCTTGCCGCTCTGTTGCGCGCCGGGCTTGACCGGTTCTGATGCCCCTCCAGAACCGCCCATGGCAGGCTGTGGCATCGCCTTCTGAGCCGCAAGGACCGCCAGCGGCATCCATCCGGTGCCAGTCTTGACCATCGGCACATCTCCGCCCTCCACATCGTCCAGACCGTCCCGCGCACGCAGTTCGTTGACCGTCCTCATCCCGTCTGCGAGGTGGGACGTGTCGATGGTTGCCTGGTCGGTTGCCGCCGTCTCCTCGTTGGTGTCGAATGCGTGGCCAATGTCATCCCATCCCCACCCGAGATAGATGAGCCGCTCCATGAGCGCAGACCACCAAAGCATCTCTCCATTGAGGCCCTGAGCCCTCATCTGCTGAGAAAACTCTTCAGCATTCGCCTTGGGCTGTGGGTCTTTGATGTAGGGCTTCGGGTCAGTCCTGAATGCGCGGCAAGCGATGCGAGCCATCCACTCGTCATACTCCGACTTGAGCAGGTCGCCAGCCGAGCCCTTCATCTCGAAAGGCTTTCCCCCGCCAGGGATGAACCGCATCTTGGACTTGAGCTTTAGGTTCCCGCTCATCAGTGCGTCGAATGTTCCCTGCCAGAGCGCAATTTGCTCAGCGGTCCATTCCGGCGGGCAGCATACCATCACATCAGGACACGTTCCCTCGTTCCAGAAGTTCAGCATGTACATCGTCTTGCGGACCTGCTGAGTCGCCTCCATCAGGATCTGCTCAACCTCGGAATATCCGTAGATCGGCATCTGCGCCCACCGGTGCCGCGGCATGTAGACAATCTCACGCTCGGTAAAGTTGTCCATCGGGAGACCCTTGACGATCTGGACGTAGGCCAGAGACGGCCAGTCAGGGATGCGTCCGCGGTCGTCGATCTTCGGCACGATGGTGTTGCCGTCGATAACTTCCAGCGCATAGGGCTTTGTGCCGGCTCGATTCTTCCAGATGTACACCGTGGCGGCGTCGATGGTGTAGCGCTCACGGAAGATCATCTCCATCCACTGTGGGTAGGGTATCTTCCTGTTTGGCATCTTGAAAAAGGCGTTGAGTTCTTTGATGCGCGGGTCTTCTTCCGATTTCACGCCCTTGGCCGGGGTCTTCAGAACGAACTTCCATGGCAGACTCACCAGCTCGTCGACGCGCGCGCTCAGTTCGTTGGCGATGATTCCCGAGCCCCGCACGAGGCCTCGCAGCATCTCTCCAAGGACGATGTGCCGGTTGACGATCTCGAGGTTGTAGCCGGTGGGGTAGTCCCACTCGCGGGCGTCCACGATCGACGGGGGTCCAAAGGGCGCTACAGGTTGATAAGGGCTGAAGCGGTTGCGCTCTTCGTCTACGTCGGGGATGAAGTCGGATGGCAGGAGGCGGTCATCAGGGCCAGGACGGTCGTTTTCAGGGTCCCGATTTGGCAGAGAAGGCCGAACGCTGCCGCGATTCCTTGCGCTCAAGAGTCCATACCGCGGATTCAGGAGCGTCATCGATCCGCCTGTGGCGTCCGGCATCTTCTGCAATGCCTTGTCGTTCAGCCGCTTGCCAAACACTGTATCGTCGTTGATCTCGGTCGGTTCATCCCACAAGGCCATGGTGTGCGCTCCCGTGGTCTAGTGTATCAACCGTGCCGCCAGGCTCTCATGATCTTCGACAGGATAGCCTCGGACTCGATTGGAGGAATGTGGAAGTAGTCCGTAAGCGTGAGGATGATTTTATCCGGGTGCTCAAATTCCCGGCAGCATCGGGACACGTAGCTTGTCAATTCGCACTTGTATCTGAAGAACTCCAGGTCAGCATCGGCTAGCCGTACTTGTTCGATAAACTCATCAAGGGTGTTCATCGCTCCTCACTTTCCTTGGCACATCAGGCACTTGCAGCCCGGTGCGTGGGCTGCACGCGGCGCTCCATGCCAAACTCCAGCGGCAATCGCCAAATCAGGGAGGATCGCTTCGAGACGGCTGGGGCCGAAGACCTTTTTGGGTGTCCTGACGAGGGCGGTAACCGGCTTGAGCCGCTTCGGGCTGTCTCGCATTCCACCCATAGCCGTAATCTTGCCGTGAGGATGCGCGTCCATCTCCTTCTGGAATTCGGCAACGGCTTCAGGACTCATCGGCGGTGCCTGAATCACCGTCGGCTGCTTGAGGTATGCCCCCAGCGCTTCGATGATTGCTTGACTGCGGCTCTTACCTAAAGCATCGATAGCCGCCGCTTGCTCGTCAGGTATGCGGATGTTGATGTGTACGCTCATTTACGTTTCCTCATTTCAGCCGCCAGCCGGTTCACGTGCTCGCGCCGGTAGTCAATCGTTCCGTCGTCCTGCCAAAGCGTTCCAGCGATAGCCTTGGCCAGTTCGTGCGCCTGGGGCGAGTGGTCCCGCAGTTTGTCCAGCGTGCGCTCAATCATGCGGTGGAGTTTCACGGTGTCGGTTCCTCCTGTAGTACAAAACGACTGTACTACAGTAAAACACGGGGTTTCAATATAAATCTGTACTACACCTTCAGGACGCCCAAGATGGCCTTGCGCAGTCAGGGTGCATCCGACGTATGCCCTCTTCGACCACGGTATCGCCAAGAGGCTTGCCGCAGTGATCACAGAGGTCTTGGGGCGCAAGGGCAGCCATGGCGCGGTTGTAGGCGGTCATGGCAGGTGCTTTGACGGGCGCGGTGACCGTAGGAGCAGGTCTGAAGCCGGCAGTCTTGGGGTTTGGGTCCTGATCTCCACCCGTTTGTACAGCCGTGATGCCCTGGTAGTACTCCAGCAGCCCAGCGCCGTTCTTTGCAACTTTTGCAAATGCCAGCATGATTGCCTCAGCACGGTCCGGGCTCTTGACGCCACGCTTCCGCATCGCCTCTTTGGACTCAATCTCCGTCTGTCCGCGGCTGTTTGGCTTCCACCGGATGGATGCAAGCTGGGAGATAGACGTTTCGTCTAAGAGTCCTGCCAGGTCGCCGATCTTTGCGCGCATCCGCAAGCCCCAGTACAACTCAGCCTTGAGGTTCACGAATTGCTCTTTGTCCGCCGGAGACTCGCCCACATTGACCGCATTCGACGGGAACCCCAAGTCCTGCAGGTGCTTGTGGAGGTAATAGCCGATGCCAGCCGAATCGACGTTGAGAGTCCCGATTCTGTCTCCATATTTCCGCAGCGCGCTCACCAGTTCTCCGCGGGGATCTGGATTGCCCCAGCCGATGATCTCAAGAATCTGGAATCCGCATCGGGCGCACATGACCGTCTCATCTTCGCCAGGGCCCGCCACGTCGATGCCGATATCCACCTTGCCCTCGTATGTCCGCGTGTCCCGTTGCGCGCGCTCCAGCCAAGCCAGGGACAGCAGGGCATCAGGACTCTGAGAGGGGAAGTCTCCCATCACGCGTGAATCCCAGCGGAAGTCTCCCGGCCCCCACTCCTCAAACCGTTCCTTGACCCACCGCCTGGTGGTAAGCCATGGCATTACGTTCTGGTCAAGCTCTTCTTCGGAAAGATCCATCAGGTCGCGTCCGTTGGGGTCACCGAGCGTTATGGTGATCGGAGCGCCCTCTGAGTCCTGAGCCTCATAGGAAAGCTTGATTCCTTCGAAGTTGGGCGTATCGAATGCGCTGATTGTGAATGGCTGGATGCTGGCCCGCTTGCTATGGAACTCGTCGTAGAATGCGCCGGATGAGATGGTGGGGTTGCCCAGCTTCAGGATGCGCACGTCGCCGCCGGCCCGAATGCCCTCAATCGCTTCGATGATCTTCGGGTCAACGCCGGGGGCCTCGTCAATGATGATGAGCACGTGGTCGGCATGGAAGCCCTGAAACTTGACGCCCTCGTCCTGCTGCTGGACGGTCGTCGTGAAGCCGAGTGCATACCGCATCGGGTACTTGGTTTTATCAAACTCAAGTTTGGTGAGGTTTGCAGACGGGAAGGGATACTTGCTCTTGACGAGGGCCTTGTGGATTTCGCCCCACATCAGGACCTCAACCTGCTTTTTCGTCGGCGCCGTGGTCACCACGATAGCGTTCTCGTACCGGGCCAGCCACCAGAGCGTAATCTGCGCCGCGAGGAACGTCTTGCCGGAGGAGTGGCAAGCCTTGACGTTCACCTTCGCCTGGGGCTTGAGCAGCGCCTTGCAAATGTCCCGCTGCACGCTCCACAGGTCAGAGCCGAGCCAGTGTAATACAAACTTGATCGGGTCCACGAGTGTACTACGGATTTTGGCCTTCTGTACTACAGTGAGCGGCTTCATTCTCCCTTGAGGATACTATCGAGCACGCTCACCTGCACTGGATTGTCTTTGTCGCCTGCCAGAGTGGTGCGGTCGCCGTACTTCGCCTTGTTCGTACCCTTCAGCAGGAAGATGAGCAGCGTGTCGCTGTACTCCTGAACGTAGCCCACGCGCTTACCGCCTTGATAGACAGGCTTCTTTACTCCCTCGTAGGCCCGGCGCTTCGCCTCATCCTCAAGCACTGCCTCGCCCTCCACTTGGGCTTCATCCCACGCCTGCCGAAACTCCTCATCTTGGCGGCGCCACTCGTAAGCGCACGTCTTCGGGAGACGGCTCAACTTGCACGATTTACTGATGTTCCCTGTAGCCTTCAAAGCCTCAAGGAACTTCGCGCGCGTTTTAGGGAAACGTTTTGAGCGAGGTGGAGGGCCTTTTACGAGGTTTGCCATGAGTTTATTAAACCTTTGTTTTCTTGAAGTCGCAGTGACATCTACATGCCCAACGCGGGTCAGGCCCCATGAACACTTCCCACACGTCAATGAGCCAACGGCGTTGACACCGGCAAGAGCATGTCTTCCCGTCACATCGGTGATGGTTCACGTTCAGCGCGCGGATGTCTTCCATAGTCAAAGGCTTTTGTAGTACAGCCATGCTACGCCGCCCGCTTCGCCGGCAGGATCAGGACACGCGAGGAGAACGTGGTTATACGCTCCCCTTCACACACTGCCAAGTTCACCACGAGCTGTACTCGGGTCTTGGGGAGTGTCTTTTGGGTCCTGTCGGCCATTGGATTTACCACCATGACGAAATCTTACCACTATGACAGGATTGTGAATTGCGGCCGATTAAAGAAGGCAGCTTCCGGTTTCAATGGCAACTGCGTTAGTTGAGGACTTGCGTCCCAACCTCCGTCTTACATTGCCTCCACCGGCAGTAGCGCCTATTCCTGACGCCAGTATCCGTAAACCTTCGTCTCGGATATTCTTTGCCGCGTTTATGTCGCGGTCGTGATGCGTGTTGCAAGATGGGCAGGTCCAAGAGCGTACATCTAACGGCATCTTTCCTGCATGGTTTCCGCACATAGAGCATATTTTGCTGGAAGGAAAGAACCGATCAACCTTTACAAATGACTTCCCGGCACGCAACGCTTTATACTCTAAAAACGATATAAATGTTGCCCACCCTGCGTCCGAAACTGCTTTTGCAAGATTGCGGTTGGCCGTCATTCCCTTCACGTTTAAGTCTTCCGTAACAATGACTTGGTTCTCGTCTACTATCCTACGAGAGACTTTATGAAGGTAATCACAACGCTGGTTTGTGATGCGTTCATGAACTCGTGCAACTTGAATACGTGCTTTGTTGCGTGAGCTAGAACCTTTCTTTTTGCGACTCAAATTCTGCTGTTTGCGCTTGAGATTCTTTTCAGAATTGGCAATGAAACGCGGATTATCGAACTTTGATCCATCGCTAGTGATTGCCAGATGTGTCAATCCTACGTCTACACCGATTGCTTTTCCATCGGTAGAAACAGGCATCATCGGAATTGAATCATCCGTCAGAATTGATGCGTAGTAGTGGCCACATGGGTTCTTGCTCACCGTGACCGTCTTGATTCTGCCCACGATCTCACGATGGATTACAGCTTTAACTTTTCCGACCTTGGGAAGATAAACCTTACTTCCGTCTAACTTCACGCGCTGCGGATATTGAATCGACTGCTTGCCGTGCTTTGACTTGAAACGAGGATACCGCGCACGCCTCTCAAAGAAGTTCAAGAACGCTGCCGCCAGGTGACGGATAGAAGACTGGAGGGCTTGGGAATCGGCATCTTTTAGCCATTCGTATTCCGATTTCAGGCCAGGCAAATAATTAGCCATCGCCACAAACGTCAGACCTCTGCCGGTTTCCTTGTATGCTTTCTGTGTTTCGCTTAACGCCCAATTCCACGCCCAACGCGCGCATCCAAACTGAAAAGACAGGAGATTCTCTTGTCCCACGGTTGGATAAAGGCGAATTTTGGTCGTGTTAAGCACTACATTTAATCTTAAGCATGAGAAGATTAAATGTCAATGCTTTTCAGCGAGTCGCCTCGAAGAGAAACCACGCGCGCCGCTCCGCTTCGTCGATCCACACCTCAATCATCGCGGTTGACGCATAGTCGTCTGCCAGGGCGCAGACTGTATGGGCGCTCCGCAGTTGGGCGATAAGAGTCCTATTGTCGGCTAGAAGTTCCTTGAGCATCACCTCGGGTGCCGGGCCGGGCTCGTCTGAGTCCTGAATCCGCTGCAAACGGGCAATCTGGCCAATTGACCGGATCGTGGTGCCGCCGATCTTCCGCACCCGCTCCGCAATGTCGTCCGTGATGCCGTAGATTTGCGCGGCTTGCTCGTCGAGCATCAGGTGCCAGTCGCGGAAGTGAGGGCCGGTCATGTGCCAATGGAAGTTCTTTGTCTTCAAGTACAAAGCAAAGCAGTCGGCCAGCAGCGCGTTCAGCGACTCGGAGAGTTTATCAACGTTCGCAGGACTGAAACCGTCTGCAACGTCTGAGCCTTGATAATCTCCGGTGGAGAATGGGAAGTCCATGGTGGTCACCTCGTGGACATTGTAGGCGTTTTGGGTCCTGATGCCCAACAGAAAAGCCCCGGCTGGTTGGCTCGGGGCTCTCTGGTGGATCACTTCTGTCTGCCGTTGATAGGTGTGGGGGTGTCGGTTACGCTTGCTGAGGGCGGAATGCGACGAGGAAGGGAGTTGCGCCACTTCTCCCCCACGTCTGTAATTCTACCACCAGATGTTGTGTCCTGAAGAACTTTATAACGCAACTGCGAAAAATAATTTGACGGGATGAGCGAAAGTGATCTATTCTGCAATCGCTGAGGGATTCAGGAATGTTATGAAAAAGACCCCGACAATTCGGCTTGCTCTTCTTCAATCGCATTCTTGCGCCTCGGCACGGGTTTCAGTGTAGAGCGCGAATGCTTTTGCTAACTTTTGGCGCATGACCTGGGGAGTGATCCCCATCCCGCGAAAACGCCGGATCCGGAACAACAGCTAGCTGCTGCCGGTTGGTTCTGTGTAGAGGTTTTCTGTCGATGGGGTAGCGATCATCTTCAGGACTCCAATAGAGCGCAACTCCTCTGGAATCAAACTTAATAAGCAGGTAAAGTTGCTCTTGAGCAAAAGTTATCTGCGTCCTGATGGGGTTGATAAGTTCTGATAGGGAGAGGCCCGATGGTCAACAGTTTCAAGGAAATACGATGCACGGTATGTGGAGTCAAACCACACAAGAACCACGGAAAATGGACGAAAATCAACGGCTTGGCCTACTGCGTTCGGTGCTCCGAGGAACACAGGCGGCGGTCAGTCCACGTACTTGGAATCATCTACACATCCACAATGCCAGCGCAGATCGTAGTGATTGCGCCGAAACCAAAGGAGGGGAAGTGCTCGCAGAATCAGTGATGAACCAGAACGACGGCGACGTTACAAAATCCTACTACGCCACGATGAACACGAAAGGGCTACCCGGCCAGCTTGCCGTGGCCCTCTTCCGCGCACAAAAACGCAGCATGGCTGCCAAACGGTATCGCGCTCGGAAGTTCACGCGCGGCGCCTACGATGTGAAGAACTGGAGCCTAGGAGAGGTTTGCCGCATCCTTTCGGCGATGACCGCGTTTAAATCAGGACTCCCATGGGGATGGAAGCGTGATCCAAACACGCCAGGGTACCAGTGGGTGCTTTACGTTGAATTGCCCACAGGTCAATGCTCGTTCCACTCACGGGATAGGCTTTCGGGTCCTGATTTTACTGGCAAGTGGGACGGTAAAGGTATGAGCGCGCCGCGGATATGCGCGTTTTGTGATTCGGTTTGGGAACCAGTTTATAAGGGGGAATCGAAGTGAACGAACTTGCATTGAACATCAGGACCATGAGCAGCCGGGAGATTGCCGACTTGCTTGAGTCACGTCACGACAAAGTGAAGCAGTCAATCGAGCGGCTGTCCGCAACGCAGTACCAGCCAGACGGCATCACCATCAAACGACTGCCGATTATCGATCTTCCCCCAATGGGGGAATACCTCGACTCGCTCAATCGTCCAGCTCACGAGTATCGACTCGACAAGCGGAGCAGCCTCATCGTAGTTGCTCAGTTGAGTCCTGAATTCACCGCGCGCGTGGTGGACCGCTGGCAGCAACTCGAAGCGGAGTTGCAGAAGCCGGCGCTTCCCGCAACCTACCTGGACGCGCTCAAAGAGCTGGTCGCGGCAGTGGAAAGCAAGCAGGCCCTCGAAGCGGAGAATGGGGTCCTGCGGCCCAAGGCTTTGATCGTGGACCAGATCAACCACGCTGAAGGGCTTCACACCATGGCAGAGGCTGCGAAGATCCTCGGCACCGGCAGGACTCGGCTATTTCAATTCTTGCGCCACGAGCACATCTTCGATTGCCACAACATGCCACTCCAGCAGTACATCCCCAATCGATTCGTAGTCAAAGAGCGGCCATTCATGCGGGGCGACGAACGCAGTGTCTATGCCCAGGTCTACGTGACCGGGCGCGGAATTGTCTGGCTTACTCCAAAGGTTGCCGGTTTGGGTCCTGATGGGCAAGGGGAGTTCTTCGAGTAAACTTTCCGCTTGACATTCTCATAACCGTTCGGTTACAGTTGTGGCCATGAGGAAATACGACAAAGACGACGTGATGCAGGCCCTTCGTGACCTCATTGCAAAGTCCAACCAGAGCAAAGTGGCAGCAGGACTCGGATACACCCCGCAGTACATCTCTCAAGTCCTGTCGGGCAAGAAGGCGCTGACGTTCGATCTTGCCTTGCGCGTGGGATTCATTCAACTGCCCGACGCTTACGTGCGGGCACCGAAAGGAAAGGTGAAGTAGTGAGAAAGCCTCCGATTGAAGCAGAAGCATTTGCGAAGTGGTTGCGCGATGAAGGCGCATGTGGCGAGTCCCGCCGGTGGTCAAAAGGTCTGGACCTCTTGACGATATGGAATACTTGCGAACGTGGCGATTGGCTTGAATGGCTACTGAACACTTGCGGGTATCAATGGACGGCCCCGGCGTGGGAAGCCTACCGGGAGGCGAAGGACACGGCTGAGGAAGCCTACCAGAAGGCGAAGGCCCCGGCGTGGGAAGCCTACCAGAAGGCGAAGGCCCCGGCGTGGGAAGCCTACCAGGAGGCGACGGCCCCGGCTGAGGAAGCCTACCAGGAGGCGACGGCCCCGGCTGAGGAAGCCTACCAGGAGGCGACGGCCCCGGCTGAGGAAGCCTACCGGAAGGCGAAGGCCACGAGTATCCGCGAGATCATCCCATATCCGTTTGAGAAAGAAGGCAAGTAGTGGACAACCAGAATGCACTGCAAGTTCAGGACACTGACAAACTGACCGAGTATCAAGAGCAAAGCATCTCCATGGTGCAGCAGCGGGAAAAGGCCAAGATCGAGTCTCGATACATCATGGCTTTGCGTCAACCGCGAGACAAAGACCTCACAGCAGTTCGCCAGAAGATGCTACGTGAATGCAGCCGGCCTTCTTTCTGTGCTCCTGACATGAGCAAAAATGGGTCCAGCGTGGCAATCTACCGTATCCCTCGTGGAAGTGGAAGCAAGAGGGTCTACATCGAAGGCGTCACGATTCGTTTTGCAGAGATGGCAAAACGCTGCTACGGTCACATCTTCGTGGAAGTTACGCCGCTTGGCGAGGATGAGACACAGCAGATTTATCAGGTTGAGGCGACCGACTATCAGAATAACGACGGCGGAAGCGAGATCGTGATTGTCCCGAAGCGCATTGAACGGAGTTACGCCAAGGATTCAGATGTGGTCCTTTCAAAGCGAACAAACAGCAGCGGGGAGACAACCTTTACCATCATCCCAACCGATGATGAGCTATTGATGAAGCGGAACGCGCTGCTCTCAAAGGCTCGGCGCAATGTCATCATGGCCTGTATCGATGGATGGTTGGTCGAAGAGTGCAAAGCGAAGATTTGGGATACGGCGGCGGCCAAGGATGCGGAGAACCCAGGTGCCGCAAAGACGGCTATCTTTGATGCCTTCGCATCCATCGGAGTATCAGCAGTACAGTTGAATGACTACCTTGGACACGCTGATTCTTTGAGTCCTGCCGAGCTTGACGAACTGCGCAGTCTGTACGGCGGTATCAAAGAGGGTTACACGACATGGGCAGAGATAGCGGCCAGCAAGGGCGAAGGCAAGGACGACGGTTCAGCAGATCGCATCGAAGCGCTGGTCAAGGAACTGGAGTATACCCCCGCACAGGCCAGGACGAAGAAGGCAAAATATGCCGGTCGCCCGAAAGAGTTGATTGAGTGGCTTGAGGGTGAAGTTGCCAAGAAGCGCAACGACGGCGGCAAGCGCGAGAGCAAAACCCAGGAGGCCGACACAGCGAAGAATGGTACGACAGAGACTTCGACTTCACAATCAACGGAACAGAAGACGGCGCAAACTGAGCAGAAGTCCACTCACCGCGAGTCGGCCGAACCGGAGCCACAGCAGGACGCAAAGCAGTCGTGTCCTGTTGAGCAAGAGAAGCCAGCGGAGACGAAGAAGAGTGCGCCGCCGGCGAGCGATAGCTTCAATAACTGGTAATTGAGCGTGGTGCGGTTCGACTCCGCCTCGCTTGCCGAGATCGGGTGAGAAATACGGTTCGACTCCGTTCCTGTTCGGGTCTTAGGCCCGCTTAGGTTCATAGCCATCAAAGGGGATGGGGCATGGCAGCCGGGAAAGACCGGCACAAGTTTCGGCCATCCCCAATGGGTAAGCTGGCCGGAAGGTGCGCGGGGCAGAAATGCTCGTGTACACATAGCCATCGTGGAGATGAAGGGGCTTATCGTACGGGGTTCCCGGATAATCAAGGATGGACCCGCGCACCATAACATCAGGACACAAGAAAGGAACGTCATGCAAGGAACGGTCATCTGGTTCAACAATCAAAAGGGATACGGATTTATATCCCGCGAGGACGGAGAGAAAGACCTCTTCGTCCACTACTCAGCCATCCAACAGGAAGGCTATAAGAAGCTCACAGAAGGCCAGCGAGTGACCTTTGAAGTAGAGCAGGGTCCGAACGGCTTGCAGGCTGGAAACGTCAAGGTGGAGGGATAGCATGAACGTACCTGCGCTGAGACAATCCGTAGAAGACAAGATGGCTTGCGAGTACGGCTATGCACTTGCTCACACAGACCTAGTTCAGATTGGAGGGGTCAAGTTCCCCTCCACTGAGCCAGGGGAGCGCGGCCAGGACGTTCACGCGGTGCTGGCGCCCTATGCCGAGCATTGCACGCGCAAGAAGGTGCCAGCAGACTTTGTTTATCTCGAATCACTATGCAAAGCTATCGGCGATGAAGCATGGAGCATTCTTGAGTCCTGCCGCGACAATCTAACCATCGACTGGCAGAACTTCATGGGAGCCGAAATCTCCTTCGGACTTGACGAAGACTTCCGGCCGACTTGGAGCTATGACCACGATGGGAAGCGAGTCCCGATATGGCCGGGATGGGGAATTAAGGACTCTGGAAAAGAGCCTATCTACTGCGGCATTATCGATCAACTGTATGTGATGCCCGGCGGCCGGTTGGCACTCGTTCCTGACTGGAAAACTCATCCCCGCCCATTCCAGGCCGATACCGTGCAAGGGAAGCGTTACGACCTTGCAGTCATGATGCACTTGCCCGAACTTACAGAGAGCGAGTTTTCTCTTCGCTTCATTCGCTACGCCAATGCGGTGACCACCAAGAAGTATTTCCGCTCGGACGTTCCTGACCTCATGGAAAACATGCGCAGAGCGCGGGCGCGCCAGGTTGCCATTCATGAGAAGGTAGCCAACACCGAACCGCTTCGGGCGCACGGCGGCGCTCACTGTACTTATTGCCCCTGCACCTTGAACCCCGTCGCCTATCCCTGCCCCATCATGAAACTGAATCCGAATCTCAACATGAGGCCGGAAGAGCGGCTGAACTGGAAGCTGGTTTACGGAGCAATGGCAGCGGTGAATGACAAGGTTCTGCATCAGTTGGTGGATGGATCAGGACTCGAAATCTACTCTCAGGATGCCAACGGCAAGGTATACAAGTACGGCCCAAAGCCATCAGAGGAGACGACGGCCCCACTGTTTGTTCAGGACGGCAAAGGTGGATTCGCAATGCCCATCCTCGACGCGCTGATGGACTGGGCCAACGCTAACCCCAAGGACCTCATCCCGCGCAAGGGAAGCCGGCCATGGTTCTGCAACCTCCGCATTGGATGGTCGCAACTCAAGAGCTATCTCAAGGCCAACAAGCGCGAGATCATCCACAACAAGATAAAAGACCTCGTGACCGTCAAGACAACTGTAGAGTACGGAGTTACGCTGGAAGCGGAAGTCGATGACGGAGTGGAAGAGAAGAAACATTGGGACGCTTCGGGTCCTGATGAAATGGAGTTCTAACAGTTCGCGCGTCATCTTGGATGGACAAGACTGGCCAGCCTCGGGTTAGAGGGAGAGCGCCCGCAGTATACGAGGAACTACGGGGAAGTGCCTTCAGAGAGCCGGAATCAAGCCCGGCCCGCGCGATTCAACCTTTCAGAAAGGGAACGACAATGAAACTCAGCACCATCCATCTTGAAGACTTTGGCCCATACGTGGACCAAACCGTCAACTTTGATCAGCCCCTCAACGTCATTCGCGGAGACTTAGCACAGGGCAAGACGAAGCTCTCGCAAGCCATCCAACTCAGCTTTGCCAAGATATGCGATGGCATCGACGGTAAAGGCTCCGGATTCCGTGACAAGATCCGTCTCGGGCAAGACAAGGCCATCATCACCGCTGGTCTGGAAACTGCGCAGGGCACCATCCAAATCAGGACCACCTACGGACCCGGCAAGAGGGGGCGCGACTCTGTTGTGATTGCTGGAGAGGGCGGCAACGCTGTGAATCTTGCAGCCGGATTCCAGCAGTACCTTCAGCGCAGTGAGGAGCGTTTCTCTTGTGTCCTGGACTCGGAATACTTCACACGTCCCGGCACAGATCAGCGCGCCATCCTCGCATCGCTGGTGTTGCCAACACATCACGACTTCGACGCAAAGATGAAAGAGCTGGTCGAGAAGCATCTCGGCAAGGTCATCGACTGGAATGCGAGTCCTGTTGCCGTCATCGACAAGATGTTTGGAGACAAGAGCAGCGGCGTCTACAACGCCAGGACTCAGGCCAAAGCGGCTCTCGGCGCCATCTACATCCCACAGAAGCCAGTGCAACCTCAGTATCCTGCCGAGCTGGTCCAGCAGAAGCTACTGGCCTTGCGCGAGAAAGCTTCGCAGGAAGCGAAGAAGGTTAAGCGCTCTGGCACGGCGCAGACTGGCCGCATCGAGAAGGACATCGAGAACAAACAGAGCGACCTTCTCCTCCTCAACAACGACTACTCTGAGGCAATCAAGGAACGCGGAGCAATTGATTCACGGTTGCTTGATGGTCCTGAACTTGCCAAGCTCAAGCGCACACGCGACCAGCGATCGGCTTATGACACTCTTCAAACCGCTATCGATGCTTTCGCGCGCGAAATTCAGGGCATGAAGGATGCTCAGGAGATTTACGAAGGACTCCGCAGTGATGCCCATTGCCCTACCTGCCATCAGGAGATCACTGCCAAGTTCATTGACGGCGAGATTGCCAAGCATAAGGAACTTGAGCAGCAGTCCGCGAAGTCTCAAAGTGAACTGATGATGCAGCAAGCCGCACTCGGCAACATTACCGAGGCAGAAACAAAACTTGAGCATCATGAGCGCGATGTCGAGAAGAAACTGGAAAACGTCAAGCGCATCACTTCACTCTCCGAGAAGATCACGACAACCGAGAAGGCTATCAAGGTACTTGAAGCCTCCCTCGCAACTGCCAAGACTGCCGAGTCTGAGCCGGTCGATACGACTGCGATCGATGCGGTGAACACTGAAATCAGCGAGTGGGAAGCAAGACTCGCGCCGGCAGTCCAGTACGAGTCAACCGTGACGCAGATCGAGACGGCTACAAAGCAGTGGCAGGACAAGAAGAACGACGTGGACGAGTTGGAAACACTCTGCGAACACTTCGGCCCCAAAGGCATCAAGGCCACTCTTCTGCAGAATCATATCGGTGGGTTCAATGAGTCGGTGAATCGTGTCCTGAACTGGTGGGGATACTCGGCAACGCTCTCCTTTGAGCCCTACAGCTTCGACGTGGTGACGCCGGAGACTGCTCCGAAGACGCTTCCGGTCAAGGAACTGAGCGGTTCTGAGTTGTTCCGGTTCCTGGTGGCTCTCCAGTGCGCAATCTCCGTCTACTCCAAGATCAAGATGGTTCTGATTGACAAGGCCGACATCCTGATCGACGCACACCGCGGAAAGCTCTTCGCGGGGGTAAAGCATCTGCTCGATACCGGGCTGTTGGAGAAGGCATTCATCTTTGTCGCTGACAAGCGGCGTGAGGCTCCGAAGCAAGAGGGAGTCGGGTTCTACCTGGTGGAGAAAGGAAAGGTTGAGAGACTTTCATGAAAGCTCTGAGTGTACGCGCTCCGTGGTGGTGGGCAATCCTGCACGGTAAGCCGGTAGAGAATCGGGACTGGTCTACCAACTTTCGCGGCCGATTCTATATACATGCGAGCAAGTTCTGGAAGATAGATGAGATTTCCGACGATTGGGATGATGTGAAGTATATGGCTGCGCAGGACAATATCCCGATGCCTATCCCAGTCGGCAACGAGGCATCTCGTGACTTTACCGTGGCGATGCGTGAAGCGGGAGGCTGCATTGTTGGCTCTGCCGTCATCACTGATTGCGTGACGAAGCATCCGAGCGCGTTCTTTCAAGGTAAGTTTGGATTTCTGCTTGCCGATCCGATCATCTTCAGGACTCCAATACCGTTCAAGGGTGCGCTCGGTTTCTTCAATGTTCCGGATGATGTCCTGGTGAATCAATGATCGACTTGAAGATGTATCAGAAGCGTGTCGCCCAGCTCTACAACGACGAGCGTAAATGGTGGCGCAAGGAACTCGAAAAGCAAGCCACCAAGGCGGGATTCGTTCTCGATGTTGCCCTGGACGAAATCCTTCCCTACACGCAAGCACAATTCGGGAAGTGGCTCTGGACACAGATTCAACTTGGGGTGATCCTTTGCCCCTACTGTGGGGCACCGATTGACATTCTGAGCATGGAGTTAGACCACAAGACTCCAAAACGCAGGCATGGGGGTCCTGAACTCGCCAACAAGCAGTGCATCTGCCGCAAATGCAATGGCAGCAAGGGCGACTTCACGCACGAGGAGTATGTGGAGATCGTCATGTTCATGCAAGGCCTTGGTGCTCCGTTCCGGCAGCGATTGGAAGGCGTGATGAGGAACGGCGGCATCGGGAACATGATGAGAAACTTCCCGCGCAAGGATGCGAAGGGCGTCAAGAAACCCGCGAAGCAAGAGGCTATCTACTTCGCCGAACTCCCAGAGTTTTAGGTGGCATGGAGAGCGAAATGGATCACAATTTTGATGAGTTTTTTGAGAGGCAGGCCGACTGGTCGCGTGTAACGTTTGGCCCAGATAACATACGCGGTCCCATCGGCCCACTGAAACATCTGGAAAAGGAATCACGGGAGGCGCAAGAGAGCAGCGGTGACATTGAGGAATATGCCGACTGTCTCTTCCTCATCTGTGATGCGGCCAGACGCGCAGGATTCACGAAAGAACAACTCATCGGAGCGGCGTTTGCCAAACTCGCAAAGAACAAAGCGCGGACATGGCCCGACTGGAAAACTGCTCCACCAGACACTCCCATTGAGCACGTTCGGCAGTAGGCAATGTTTGGATAACATCACAATTCTAACCAACCGAAAGAGGTGATTCATGGCAGCAAAAGTGCAACCGACGAAACTAACGACGTTCTTTGAGGGGCACCGTCGCAAATGCTTCCTCGTCCAGTGGATTCAGCATTGCAACCGTGCAGGCGTCTCGACGATCAAGCTCGACATGCAGCTCCCGTTGCTCAACCAGTCGCTTATCGGGATGAACGACGAGATCGGCGAACCGTTCGGCCTCATGGCCAAGAACGACAGCAAGACGGAGCGTTCGGCGATCAATGTCGAGATCGAGGGCATGACGCTGGACATCTTCTCCACCGAGACACCAGCAAAGACCACTGGGTATCGACAACCGGCGCCAAGCTGATGAAGCTGTATCTGGCCACGGTGGGCGAAGGCGAGAAGAAGGAAGTCAACCTGCACATGGCGATATATGTCCCGTTCACCAAAGAGATGATGGAATGGGCAGCGATCCACTTGCACAAAGACTTCTACATCGAAACGGTGTACTCCAACTCGGAATCGAAGCTGGCCTTCGCAACGGCCGATGAGACGGAACTAGTGGACGACGATACGGAAGACGGCGAGAGTCCTGAAGAGGGCGAGGACGAACCGGAGCTTGACCCGGATGCCCAGGACGACATTCCATTCGAGACGCCGCCACCCGAGGGGAAATCAGGACCCGAAAAGCTGGCCGCTTACCACCTAAACCACAACACAGATTGAACCAAACTCGCCAACTTGACAGACTTCAATCTGTTTTTTCTTGACTCCCGAACTGGCGCAAATTACCTTTAATAAGTCCCGCGCGCCAGCAACGGACCTCACCCAGAGGGTTGCTCCTCTGGTTAGGGGGCGGTAGTCCTTCACTTCCGCTCCCGCCCCCTTGAAGGAGGGATGCACGCATGGCATATAGGCGAGAAGTCAGAACTTTACAGTCGATCAGTCTCCCGGTTGCTCCTATTATCCTGATTCGTGAGGAAACGCCTCTCCCTGAACGATATGTAGAACCATTTTGGGCACGGGAACTCGTGGACGAATGGGGAAAGCGTCCTGAACTGGTTGCGGTTGGAGCCTATCCTACTCAATCTGTTTTGCTGCGCGGTCCGAGTGGAGTAGGAAAGACCACATCGGCACGATGGATTTCGCAGAAATTGAAGATGCCACTTTTCTCGCTATCGATGGCCAGGACAATCGAAAGCTATATGGGGGCTACGGGGAGCAACATTGAATCTGCTCTGCGGTATGCCATGGACTCTCCGGTCATGATTCTAGTAGACGAAATCGACGCTATTGCTGCGTCTCGACAGATGAAGAATTCGGACGTGGGAGAAATTTGGCGCATCACCAACACTTTCATTCAAGAGATGGACCGCTGGCATCAAGTCCCGCGCAATTCACTCCTGATCGCCACGACAAACATGAGTGACAAAGACATTGACACCGCAATCATTAGGCGTTTTGAATTGCAAGTCGAGATTTCTCTCCCAAGCGCCAAGGAACTATCCCGCATCTCTGGTGTAGCGTGGCCGGATCAGTTCATTGTCAGTCATGCGGTATGCCGCCGAATGGTTCTTCAGGCTAAACGACGCTCAGTGCTTGCTTCATCCGACTATGAGCTCACTCTCGGGGCGATGATCTCAAGAGGAATTGCAGAGGCAAGCAATGACCCCTTCTGAGCAGGAGAGAGCGTGTTATTTGGCCTATCCCCGCCACGTGGCCCCCGCCGCTGCTATCAAAGCCATTCGGAAGGCGGTTGATCGGCTCCGCAGAGGGTGCGATGAGTATGTCGCCATGAACTCCGAGACGGCCAGGCGGTTCCTATGGAAGAAAGCAACCGAGTACGCCAGGTCGCCAGCGGGACAAAAGCCGCCAGGACACGAAGACTACCGCCCTCACCCCGCAACATGGTTCAATCAAGAACGCTATTTTGATGATCCTGCCGAATGGCAGAAACCGAACGGAGCAAGCAATGGAAAGCAGACTGGTACGAAAGCAGACCGGACAGTTGATGCAGTCAGAGCCGCTGTCTCCCAAGCAGCAGATCATAGTCGCCCTCGGGACACTGGCATTGATGAGGGGCGGCGAGTACAGCCAGGCGACACTGACAGCCTTTTCGGAAGGACTATCGAAGGAACCGTTTGAGGATGTGATTGCAACCATCCAAAAGATCGCAGAGAGCCCGCGGCGTGACCGGGAAACCGCGTGTCCTGACTTCGGTACGCTTTTGGTGGCCATCCGGTCCATCCGGCACCCGCAAAGGCACCTGAGAGGCATTGTGGCGAAACTGGCGCGCATCTTTGGCGTGACGGCCGATGAGGAACTGCTCTCGCTGTACGAGGAGCGCGCCGGACACAGGACAGATCAGGACATGGATACGGCTTATCGAGTTCTGAGCCAGGATGAAACGCTGAAGAGGATGCCCACGCCGGCTGCTTTTCTCAGCGCGTGCGGCGTTCCGAAAGTCTACCGGGATGGGACGAGGCCGGAATGAGGTATCTCTCCCTATTCAGCGGCCTTGAGGGTGCGACCCTTGCTTGGCATCATCTCGGATGCAATTGTCTTTCTACTCCACATAGCACTCCATTCAAAGGGGTTTGCAGACAAAAAGGTTCGAAAACTTTTCGTGTACAGATCGGAGCGCATGGAGTCAAGCACTACCTTGGAATGTCGAAAACGGCAGAAGATGGAGCCCGAATTTACGATGAGGCCGCAAAAAGATTGCACGGAGAATTCGCATGGACGAACTGAGACTTGATTCCGTTTGCAGTATTGACTGTGAGCGCACAGTTTTAGGATCGATATTACTCGATAATGAGGGATGGGGTGAAGTAACAGATAAGATAAGACCGTCTGATTTCTTTCTCGATAGCCATCGTCGTATTGCTATAGCAATGTCAAGTTTATTGAAGAATAATCATGCAGTTGACATCATTACGTTAGCAAATGAACTTAATTCTCGCCACGAGATTGAAGCAATCGGAGGAGTTTCCTATCTGGCCTCGTTGACCGAAGGTTTGCCGCGACGACCAGTGATTGAAGAGTATCTACGTGTAATCAAAGACAAGTCGATGCTGCGGAGTTTGATAGTCCTGTCAAGCGATGCAATCCAGCGGGCTCAGGACCAGAGCGAAACGGCGCTTGAGGTTGCTGCGGATATATCCGGCAAGATCGAGAAACTAGTAGAGCCTGGGATGCAGTCCAACAGTGCACTGGCAAGCACGTTCATTGTTGACACCTTGGCAGACATTGACCGCGAGTATCAGACGAAGACGAGCCCGTGTATCCCATCAGGGAATGCATGGTTCGATGCAAAGACTGGAGGCGGATACAGGCAAGCAAACATCACGCTCATTTGCGCTCGACCGAACGTAGGAAAAACGCCATGGGCCGTCATGAGCATCGCTCACAACCTCAAGTTGGGCCGCAAGTGTGTCCTGTTCTCGCTCGAAAAGAAGAAAGAGTCTATCCTCCGTGACCTGGTTCCGTATTTCGTCAACGTTCCGAACCACGTAGTCAACAATGCTTGGATGCAGACGCCAGAGCAGAATGCGCTTATCCATGAGGGAATGGAGAGGCTTGCCGAGTGCAGTCACTTGCTCAGCATTTACGACCAAAAGATGGACCGTGAGCAAATATGCTGGGCGATCAAGCGCGAATCGAAGGACGGCCAGGAAGTTCTCTTTGATCTTGACCACTTCGGAATGGTTAAAGGATCAGGACACGGAGAAGATCCTATCGAGCGCGACAACCTCACATCGGCTGCTATCCGAGACACAATCAAAGAAACCAACAGCGCAATCGTGGTCCTACGCCAGTTAAAGAAGGTAGCTCGTGAGTTTGAAGGGCAAGCGCCTGTTCCAAACGACGTAAAAGGATCAGGAAATTCTTGGGAGGATGCCTTTGCGGCAGTCATCATCCATCGGGCAATCGATGGGGAAACAAAGCGGATGTCGCGCTCAGTAGATCTCAACCTTGCGAAGCTCCGTACTGGCGGCTCAACAGGATCAACGAAAGGAAACTTTAACGTACAGAACCTTTGCTTTGAAGCCGATGCGGAACAGGACTCGGAGAGTTACTATGAGTGACCGTCCTGATGTTGACTTGGGAGTAATCCGTCGGCAGTTGTCTGCAATAACCAACTACCTGAAAATGAACGTGTGGAAACGGAAAGAGGGAATGAATGATCCTACTCCAAAAGAAACCACCGACAAGCGGACGTCCATCTGATGATGTTATGAACGCCTACGCTGAGAGATATGGACTTTCTCTGAAAAAGAAGACGCTCTCAAGAGAATTCATCGTGCAATTGTCGCTATGCCGAAGTGATTCAGCGCGAAGGTTGCTGCTTGGAGTGAGTCGGAAAGAAGATGCAGCATGATTGCTCGCAGGACTCCACTGAAACGCTACACGCCAGTACGCAAGAAGCGGCCAGGAGTGCGCAAGGGGCAGCCGACTAATGCGGAAAAAGAGACTGAGCACGAACGGGTTTATGAACGATGCGGCGGACAATGCGAGTTACGGGGAGAGGATGGAAATCCTCTGCATCCAAAGCACATCTTCGGAGTCCTGCCAAGCAAGGGAAGCATCTTTGAGCGCTGGCACCTTGTCCACCTCCACGGGAAGCGCCGATTCGGTTGGACGGAAGCGGACGGCAATACGTTACTTGGAGGTTGCTATTGGTGCCACATCGTAGCCAGTCACCAGCAAGGAAAGAAAATACAGGAGGTTCGATGATCTATCTTGCAAGCCCGTACAGCCACATGGATAGGACCGTAGAAGCGCTCCGCTTCGGAGAGGTTTGCCGCATTGCCGGAGTCTTGATGTCGCGAGGATTGATTGTCTTCAGCCCTATCGCGCACACCCATCCAATCGCTGAACGATGCGACCTGCCGCGCGGGTGGGACTACTGGAAGCATTTCGATGAGGAATTCATCGACGCATCGGAAAAGGTTATAGTCGCCATGATGCCAGGATGGGAGCAATCCAAAGGGATTGCGGGAGAAATCAGGATTGCCAAAGAAAAGGGCATTCCGGTCGAATATCTGGACCCGAATAAACCTTGATAACCGACAACCATTTGCTTTATAATCACCACACATCGAAAGGAAAGATCATGACGCTTAAAGCACCGTTTCCTTGGTTCGGCGGAAAGAGTAAGGTATCGGATATTGTCTGGGAACGATTCGGCGATGTGCAGAACTACGTCGAGCCGTTCTTTGGCTCTGGAGCGGTCCTGTTAGGAAGGCCAACCGACGCCGGTATTGAGACAGTCAACGATCTTGATTGCATGGTTGCAAACTTCTGGCGTGCGTTACAGCATGATCCTGATGCTGTGGCCGACGCTGCCGACTGGCCTGTAAATGAGGCAGACCAGCACGCTCGGCATTTATGGCTGTGCTCTCAAGCAGAGTTTCGCGAAAACATGAAGGTAGACCCGGAGTTTTATGATGCAAAAATCGCAGGATGGTGGGTATGGGGACAATGTATCTGGATTGGCTCAGGATGGTGCTCAGTGCAGCTACCGCACCTTGGGAACGCGGGGCGCGGAGTAAACCGTCAGCTACCGCACCTTGGGAACGCGGGGCGCGGAGTAAACCGTAAGCTACCGCACCTCGGGGACGCGGGAACGGGCGGCGACGAATGCCTAAGCGACCGCACCTTGGGAACGCGGGAGTTCCTGTTTCAGTACATGAACGAACTGGCAGATCGCTTGCGCCGAGTGCGGGTGTGCTGCGGAGATTGGTCCCGAGTCTGCGGCCCTTCGCCAACGGTCAAGCTGGGACTTACGGGCGTCTTCCTCGATCCTCCTTACATGGATGGACGTACAGATGCGCTTTACTCCTCAGACAGCCTCATAGTAGCGAACGATGTACGAGAATGGGCAATCGCGCAGGGTGATGATCCTAGAATCAGGATTGCGTTATGCGGATACGAAGGCGAGCACCAGATGCCGGATTCTTGGGAATGCGTGAAATGGAAAGCTCGCGGAGGATATGGATCACAGGGGAACAACTTAGCCAGAGAAAACTCCACCAAAGAGCGCATCTGGTTCAGTCCGCATTGCATCGTTTCTCAACCGAATTTGTTCTAACCCAACACCCCGCAGGACTCAATCGAGCTTCTGCGGGGTGACGTCCTTCTCCCAATCGAACTTCGCTGGCATCAAGATTCCCTGCTCCGTGCCGCCCTCATGCTTTGTGAACGTGATAATTCTCCCCTTGCTGCCCGGCTTCAACTGCCCATAAGCTCCCAAGAGATTGCCTGAAATGATCTTCGCGCGTTGCCGAGTGTCGCTTAGATAGTCCTGAAACAGTTCGGCAATATCCGCATTGAGCCCAAGGTTAGAGAGCGTGATCTTCTTGATCTGTGAGCCCGGAACGCGCACCTCGCGCAATGGGCCGTTGACCGCAATGTAGAACTTCAGAGAGCTGGGAGCGTAGGGGTTTCCGCTCACTTTCTTGCGGCCGCGAATGTCGTAGATGATGCCGTTGTAGGTGTCGCCGTTGATCTCGATTCTGAGTCCTGTTCCCATTCGGAAGTCGTTCAAGATCGTCTGCGACCATTCCCGTATTTTCTGTGCCCGGTCAAAGATGTGCGGCGCTTCCACGGATGCGATGTACGGCTTGAACAAGCTCTCAAGGTGTGCGCTCAATGCTCGTGCGTGGTACGTGTCCCGCTGCCATGGCTCAAACTCCATGAGATCAGGACCATAAGTCTGTGCAATCAGTTCCTCGACCTCTTCCGGGGTGTAGGACTTGCCTTGACGCTTGATTGAGTAGGTTCCGAAGATGGCATCTTCCCCGAATGGCGATGAAGGATCAGACCCAACATATATGACGTGCGAGGTCTTCTGCTCTGCATCGAAGTCGTAGGTTTTGGGCTCAAGGTCATTCTGTCCGGTTTCGTCGATGTAGGCGATGTAGTCCGTGTAGCTTTCGGTGATCGTCTCCATGAACTCGCGCTGCTCTTTGACGGGAAGCAATGCCGAGCGTCCTGTTGCCGTGCGCGCCAGGTCCTCCTCTGGAGTACCCCCTTCCTCTTCCGACTTGTCCATCGTGAGGCCCATGAGACGGGCAATCTGCTCATTCTCGTGCAGCCATTCCGCCACGATCTTGTCGCCGTACTTGTTCATCATGTCTGGCGCCTCAATCGACATTGCCGACCGCGTGTTGCTCGACGTGTTGGCGTTCAGGCTCTTCAGTTTCTTGGCGAGGCTGATGGCCGGGCGAATCTCTGCGGGGATGGCCAGGGAGAGCATCGTGTACCTTGGCAGGACCATCTGGCCGGTCCTGTTCGAACGTCCGAGGATCTGCATGAACACGTTCACGTCGCCGGCCGGCTGGGCAACGATCATGTGCCGCTGGTGCTGATCTTTGAATTTCTCTGAGGCGTGGAGGCTGATTCCCGTCGATCCAGCCTGGTTCAAGATGAGGCAGTCAACGCCGCCATTATTAAACAGGCTGCCGGTCTGCACGCGGTCCTTGCGCTCGATGGACGGGACCGAAGACAGGACCGGGACGGGACCCGCATAGTTGATTCGGTAGGAGCGCCCGGTGATCTCTGCCACAGTAAAGCCAGCTTGCGTGATGCGAGTCCTGATCCAGTCGATAGGCGACACTGGCAACGTCACCGCAAGGGCGTCCAGCAGCCTCTCAGCCTCCCGGTACTTCGCTTCTGTCTCGACGTACAGCCGATGGCGCGGGAACTCTTGGCGGTCATTGCCCATTAAGGTCTTGATGGTGTAGTGGAGGGTCCTGTCGAGCGCGCGCCTGAGTATGGTGGACCATGAGAGTTTATCAAGCACTTCACCCTCGCTCATGTTCTCAGCGCTCACATAGCTGTCGAGGAACGCTCCCATGGTGCTCTCAAGGGCCACAATCGGCTTTTCCCTGCGTCCGAGCGCTTCGATGGCGCAATCCGCCGCAGCGTCCGACTTCAGGGCCAGGAGAAATTGCTTCACGATGTTGTGGACGATGGCGCTGAACTTGTGGTGATAGATCTTGATGTGCCGCTTCTTGTACTGGAGGCGCAACGTCTCGAAGTCGTTCTGGTGATAGTCCTGATCCGCTTTGAAGATGGCCCGCAGGACCTCCGTCACATCGTCGCATACCTGCTCTTGATAAAGCTGATTTCGGTCGTCAATGAAGTTCAGGATGCTGATGCCCTCAAAGGACCGCTCACGGCGCACGAGTTGGCCGGTCTGGGCGAGTTGGTGGCTCACGACGGTCTGTAGGGGTGGACCGCCGGCGCGGATGGCGTCAGAGACGCGCTGGTTGTCGGGAATGGCAATCGAGATGTCTGTCTTGGTCGCGTAGAGCGTCATGTTGTCCGGCCGCTTCGCCCACGTTGCCGACAGGAACATCACGCCGTGCGCCGCGGGCAGAACCTCTTGGAAGAATGCTCCCGTGTTCGAGTCATCGCCGCCAGCGTTGTGGGACTCATCCAAGATGAAGACAGCTTTCGGTGCCAACTTCGCAAGGGCCAACTGCTGGATGTTGATCGTGTTGATTTGCGAGTAGGTCAGATATACGGCATTGCGGGCGCGGGGAAGCTCGCCGGTCTCAGCAATGCGGGTCAGGATCCCCTTCATGCTGCTCTTGTTGGCGAATATCTTGCGTCCTGTTGCCTGCTCGGTTATCGACGCCCCGGCATTGAAGAGCAGCGGCCAGACGCTCAGCCCGAATCCGATGTCGTCAAGATCGCGCTGGAAGTCGGTGAAGAGGGTATCCGAGTAGGTGACGAAGATCGGCAACAGACCGTGAAGAATGGTCCACCGGCAGACAGACGCCGCGCAACGACCCTTCCCGACGCCGGTCTGGTCGGAGTTTATTAAAGCCTTTTGTTTTCTGATCTGCCATATGGCCAGAGCAATGGAATCGACCTGAAGACCCATGAAGTAGCCCTGCATCTCCTTGACCGAGGGGTACTCCAGTTCGCGGGCCACGAACTCATCCAAGTCGCCAACCTCGGTGCGCACCCGCTCCATGGCCTCCCGCATCGGCTCTTTCATCGACCGCGGGCACATCACTGCTTCATCTTGGAGGCTGGAAAGTGAGGCGTAGACCTCTTGATAAGCGTTCAGGTTCTCGACAGGACGCTGAATCCGAGTCCTGCGGTTGAGTAGCAATAGTCTGGTTGATAAGTCCATATCAGCACATTATAAATCAGAATTTGCTCCACTTTAGGATATTTATCAAATAAAAAGGCCAGCCCCGAAAGACTGACCTCTTTATGCTCTGGCTACTCTGCAATCCTCCTCTATTGTTGAATTTGACTCCTACCAAAGTCCAAGAGCTTTGTTCCCCACCTTGGTACCCAACTCCACGAAAGGCCCAACTTTCTTGTACCAAGGCGAAGGCGCGAAATATCGGCGCGTCAGATCGTCGCTGATGCGCTGCGCATCGCCGGTAATTGCGTTGGCATGCCTGGTGATCCCGGCCAAGTTGTCCAGCATCTCGCTCACCGCCTTACGCTTCAGCGTGTCGTTCAGCGTGTCTGTGGTGGCCTGGAGGGATGCGCCGTTCGCCGTCAGTTGCGCGAGGAGCGGCTGCGCGGATGCGATGGTACGTTTCCCTTCGTCTATGGCCCCCGTCGCGCTGGCGAGCGTCCCTGTGGCGGCGCGCGCGGTTCCTGAGAGAGAATCCGCCGTGCTGCTCAGGTGCTTGGCGGTTTGGCCGAACTCATCCATGGCGGAGATGATGTGCGGCTGGGCGGCGCGCTCTACCAGTTGAGTCCGCACAATGGCATCTCCTGCATCAATGGCTGTCTTGTTGATTTGCGCCAGAGTCCCACAGGCGTCGGGTCCTGACGAACCTTTGCATGGTCGGTTTAGGTGGTCAAGCACCGCATCTGTCTTGCCAGCGGTCGGCGCGGCGGCTCCCCACCGGTCTACGGCAATGATGATGTGCCGGGTGAGTCCGCTCATCCCCCAAACAGAAAGCGCCGCGAGAGTGATAGCTCCCACGGCGCTTGCGACTTTGATAGTTGTGTTCATATTTTAGGCTGTGGCGGTCGTTGTCGCCGTAGTGGTGGTCAAGCTCTCTAGCTTCTTGGCAATCACGTCCAGTTCGGTCAGGACCTTGGTCAAGATCGTGACGGTTGCAGTGTCGCTGATATGGCCAGCCGTCTCAAGCGCCTTAAGGTTGGCAATGATGGCGTCGAGCAAACTGGATACCGTGGTCGATGTGCCAGTATCGTAGAGGACAGCCTGGAGAACCACAATATCCGACCGAACCTCTGCCAGGACCTTGACAGTTTCCGCTTCGGCGCTCGTACCGGCCACGCGCTCCACGATGATCTCGATCAGGACACTGGTGTAGCTCAGGGTGGTATCGATGACCGAAAGAACGCTCGGGGCGGTCTCCAGAATCTTGGTAAAGGTCTTTTCAATCCACGCGGCAGTGCTCTTGGCCGCATTGGCAATTCCGCTGAAAATGCTCATGGTGTCTTGCGCCTCCTTAGCGCTACTTGTTTGCGTCACCGGGAAAGGTGGCGCCGGGGTTATTGATTGTGGCGTTGGGTCCTGTGGAGTTGCTGGTTGCACTTGCGTGGCCGGCAAAGGCCCCAAGGGCACCGCTGACGAGATTGCTTGCGATTGCGAGGACGGCGGTCCCAACTGTGACCGGATCCGGGTGAAAAAGAACGGCCAGTGCAACAACCACCCCCAGAACTGCGAGTAGAACTGCCCAGAATGGCTCGGGAATCTTCATAGCGTTCCCTTCCCGCCGCAAACGCAGCATTTTAGATGCTTCTGAATCCCTCCTCGGTGGTCAACCTCAATCCAACCTTTACCATCGCAAAGAGAGCAGATACGCTTCCAGAACAGATTTTTGATAAACCGAATCATTATGGAATCAGGATACACCCGATGTTGATTGCTTCACGGCGGAATCGTAGGCTTTCTGCAAATCAGAGGAGTAGCGGACGACTCCTGCCGGCGCGTTGGCTGTCTTGTGTCCAAGATTCCAGATTTGACCGATCTGCGCCACGTTCGCCGGCTGCTGGTGAGCAACGTAGCTGTTAAAGTGGCTGACAAACGAACGTGCGCAATCGTCAAGGATGGTTTCGAGTTCGGCAGGAGTAAAGCCTGGGCAGTTGATCAGCATCGTCTGCCAAGGTCCGAAGCTGGAAGCCCCGTCCCGGCCATACTTTGCCACGAGCGCGCGCTGCGCAGGGCTCGAAGCCCATACCGAACCGCCTACGTCGTATGCGGGTTCATGGCGAGGTCCGCAATCGATTCCCACGCTGCTTTCATTGGAGGCAATGGCGATCATGACGCGCTCGCCGTCAAGTCCTGTCGGGACTTTCAGAACCGGCCCATACTTTGCGCACGCCGCCAAAACGTCTGCTTTAGGGAAACTGTTCATAATCACCTTCTGAACATCAAAGTCAGTCCGCCACCAATCAGCGTCCCGATGAATGTGAATGCCGAGGCGATGCCGGCCAGGTAGACCTTCCACGACTCAAGACGAGTGATGCGCTTGGACATTTCGCCGAGGTCTTTGGTCCTATCAACGAGGAGTGCGACTGACTTTTCCAGGCTAGCCAGAGCCACACCGTGCTCTTCCAGAAGTCTTGTCTGCGAGTCCTGCCGCTCTTTGGTAAGAGCGTCTCGCTGCTTTGTCAGTTCCTCGATGCGCTTCGCTAGCGCATTCACTCCTGCGAACTGACTGATGTTTGTTTCTCGCTCTGGCATTTTATCCCCCATTTGTATGCGCAATCTACTTAGTTGTGGTGCGCGTGCATACTCAAATTCCAAGAGCTACCGCCCGCGCCGTTTTGCATCGTTTGGGTAACACGAATGCTTAATGCGCCACCGCTTGCTGCTGGAAAGGCACTCTCGTTATCTACGGTGCAATGACCATTGACCGCCGCGCTAGATGGATGTGCGTCACAGGACAACTGATAGGCGCTGTCCGGCATCGCCCCTGGCAGATACGCCGTCGCCGTGCATTGCACGGGTTGCCCCGTTCCGGTAGTGCACGCTCCAGTTACCGTCCAGTAATAATCAACCAACGTAGAAGACCCCGCAACAACCGCAGTTACTCTTCCTTGGGAGTCGGTCGTAACACTGGTGGGATTTGCATATGTCCCGGATGTGCCGACTGACGGCAGCCCGACATTTGTCTTGCCGGTCCCGTTTGTGGCAACTACCGTTCCATCGAAGTTCAGGGTCGGCTGTTGAGTAAGCGCTGATCCTGCCTCCTGCACCGTCTGATAGTAGAAGGATGGGATGCTTCCGATCTGGCCCCACAGCACCTGAGCGCAGTTTGCAGACCAACTCGTCGTATCGCCCTGTGAGTAGAGTCCCGATCCGCACTGTGTAGGCGAATGGTCAGACGCACTAGCAGTACTAGCATTTCCACTCACGTTGCCTGTGACATTGCCTGTGACATTGCCTGTCAGCGGGCCGACGAATCCGGCGGCGTCTGTGAGTGCCCCGGTCATTGTTCCACCCTTCGACCAGTCGTCATCTAAGGTCACATCGGGAACAAAATACTGACCATATGATGAGTTGATAAGTAGACCGTAGTGCCCGACGTGCGCGCAGAAGAAGTAGTTGCCACCCGCATCGGCCGTAAATGGATTTGTGGGAGTCGCCGTGCTGAGCGCCGTCGAGGTGTAGATGCTGACCTTGTTCGCAATGCAGTTGGATGCTGTCGATCCTGGTGTGCAGAGCGCAACCGTGGCGTATGGTATCGGAGCGATGACACCGTTCGAGATGGTCTGTGCGACGTTGTTGAGGCAAACGCCGATTGGAGCTTGGGCAAGCGCGGCGACAGCGAAAAGCCAAAGAGACGCGAGGGTAAGGATTCGCTTCACAGGGCCTCCGGAGACTTAACCAACTGCGGTCCAGAAACTACGGCCTCTTGAGGTTTTGAGTCCTGATTCGGTGCCTGTTGCTCAATGCGCCCAACGATCTGCGTCGAGATGATCTTCCTGCACTCCGGATTCCCGCAGAAGATGATGGCGCCAATCATGCCGCCAGGAAAGATCTGGTTCATGATTGAGAGTCGGGCAGGATCGTCTGCACAATACGGGCAGGCTGGCAGCATAACAGGCGTCACAATTGCGGTTTCGTTCGGTTCAATCTTCGTTTCCATCAGTGTTCCCTCCAAAGTGAAAGACTCGCCACTGAGCCTCTTATCAAGGTCCTGTGGCGAGTCAGACTGGTTCTGTACCCGTCAATGCCGATTGTACCTCACCCTAGTAGCGGTAAAAGGCGAGATGCGTGGACGTGGGCGGCGGGGCAATGGTGTAGGTGATTGTTGCACCGCTCAAGGTGAAGTCAACTCCCGGCTTCAGGACTTGCCATCCGCGGTAAAGCCGAAGACTGGCGGCGGGATTCGGGGCTTGCGGCAACGTAAAGACTTTGTTGGTCCCGTTCAGCGTTCCGGTCGGGGTAATCCAATCCGCAAAGTTCGGTTCAGTTCCGCTTCCGGCGTAGGTTCCCCACGCAAGGAATGACGCGCTGCCGATCGGCACAGAGGGAACAATGATGTTCCCGTCGAGAATGTAGTAGTCATCGCCAGACTGAACGAAAACCGAATCGAGCAGACAGCGCGCTGGCTTGAAGAAGTTGATGATCGTGGCCATGTAGCCGAGTTGCGCTGGGGACGCCCCTATGCTTTGAAACATTCCGTTGCGGTAGAGTTCGATGGAAATCAGAGCATCTGGCAGTACCAGATTCGACCCCGAGACGGTGGGTACAACGGCATCGAAGTAGAGCGGCGTCCCGTCCGTGGCCTTGCGCATCAGGACACACAACGAGGAATTCAGCGCGGGAGCAAAGGACATCGTGAGTCCTGTCCCGGATGACGTGTAGTCAACTCCTGGGCGTTGCAAGAGCCCGTTGTAGAAGACGCGGAGAGAACTTCCCACTGGAATTGAGGGGAGACTGAATACGCGGTTGCTTCCGTCGATTACTCCGATGGGTGATTGTCCCGACCCGCTCACTCCCACGCGGAATACTGCCCACCCTTGGCTCGCGGGATACGATGATCCACCCCATGATGCTTGTCCCTCGTAGCATGTCGCATTAAATCCGCACAAGCTAAGAGCCTGAACGATTGCCCCCGGCGTGCCCATGATCTTGTGCAGCGGTAGAGCGTTTTGAATGATGGTTTGTGAGGTGACGCCCAGGGCCTGCATCAGGACGCTGGGAATCATCATGTCGAGTTCCCATATCAAGTAGGGCAGGATGGATGCGGGGAGATTGCTGCCTAGCGTCCTGATAAGCAAAGGCGTGAGGTCGATGGACTCAAGGCGCGCAGAGAGTTGCATGTGGGCTTGGGTGCGGAGGTCATTGATAGATGATGCGGGCCTGAGATTGTTTGCCATGTTGCTCAGGCCCTCCTGTGGCCCTCCCTCTATCGTAGATGCCGGCCTTGCTCAGGCACCGCAGTGTATACAGCGACGTTGCCTTCAAGTCACCCGGACATAATGTTCGGGTTGATGGACACAGGGCGGCTCTGATGATCTTCAGCGGCAAAACGCCACGGAAAAATAAACTCGCCCTCGTCTATTCTCTCCGCAAACATATCAACCACTTCCGCGACGAATTGC